ACTAGAGATGCTATACAATTTATATTTAAATTACTAGGAGCTCCAGAATGTCTTTTGAGATTTGATGAATTTGTTTATAAAATAAATCAATCATTTTATCAAACCCAAATAACGCCTGACAATTTCACTCCATCAATCACAACGGCTCAAACTGCACCAGAAATATTTGCTGTAGATGAAAATAAAATAAATGAAAACGGATACATAAACTATAGTGTATCAGATTATATATTTCAAGAAGGCGGCCCTGGAAGAGGTAATGGAGATGTTTACATAAATCAATGGAGACCAGAATTTGATCCTTTGGCAGAGGTTGATAATATAAAAGTTGTAGTTGGTAATGATAATGTGTTTGGTTCTGAAGATACAGTAAACACAAAAGAGGTTTGTATAGGTTTGGATCCAGCACAAGCAATAGAGTGTGATGTCTTCCAATTCTATCAAGTTAGTGGAACTTGTTGGTTGTGGGGAAGTATGGCCCCTCCATTTAGTTCATTGACAGTTCCGTTTGAATATGCGGCGGATTGTGACGTGATTCAACCTGATAATATTACAGGAATGACTTTCGCTCAATACCTTGAGCATATTTACACGAATTCTATAGACCCAAGAAACAGAAAGGTTTTAGGATATACAGATACTTCATTCTTTTATCCGACTTTAAGGAATGCTTATTTGAGTTATTATATGTGGAGCAATCCTCAGTCTCATAGATTAACCTTTCATAAGCTACAACCATTCTTAGATTTAATAGAGGTTAATTTTAATACATATTTCGAACAATTAATACCTGCTACAACCATTTTTGATTGTCAGGGTACAATAATAAGAAATACGATATTTAATAGGCAAAAGTTTGTATATAAACCAGGCCTTAACGATGGTTCTGAGTTTAGAACAAAATTAGAAGCCTATGAGCCAAGCACTTCCATTATAAACGTAACTGCAAAAGTAAATGACCAAGTTGATTTAAATGTAAGAAATTTTGATATTGAGGCGTTTATAGTACCGACAATAAATGGAAATATTAGTTATCCATCCATTCATATGATTGTAAATCCTAATTCGATTACGACAGGTTTACAAGCAAGTACAATTGGCGGAACAGTAGTAGCAAGTACGACATTGATTGGGTCTCAACAAGTTCCACCTACACTTATAAGTCCTCCATCAAGATTTTTTGCGTTCCCTTAAACTAAATTAATATTATGTCAATACCAGAGAGAATAATATATTATACGACAGCTGGCGATAACCAATCTCAAGTTCAATCCTTTTATAGTAATTATTGGGCTGAATCATACGGGGGAAGATTGCCAATTTTTTCACAATCAATTCCCACTTATCAAACAATAGGCGGGACATTAGATTACTATGGTCAAAACCCACTAAGTGTATTTACAAATCTTTCTAGACCATTTATTAGATATACATTTACAGCTAATACTGCATCTATTCTTTCTATTAATAAAATTGTTCATAGAATTTATAAAGTTGATTACAATACATTTAAAAACTTTCAAATAAACCAGCCGACAATTGCTATAGAAAGAGAAGTTAGAACAAAAGATGCATTATCTAAAGCTGAGTCAACTTATTTACAAAAGAGAAGAGAGCGACTAGGTTCTAATCCTGAAATTGATTTTGTAAGAGCTTATGATCAACCGCTTTCACAAGAAGATGCAAAATTACTACAACCACTCCTAACAACCCCGTATAAGGTATACACAGGGAGTACAAGTGGTATTACGACAAATATTTATGATTTTTATCCAGATCAATACTCCAAATCTTTAGGTCAATTCAAGCAAGAATTATTTGAAGACAAAGCTCAGTATTTTATCGAAACTGAATTTTCTTTTGATATAGATAAAGGTTTAAACTATGAGAATTATTATACATATGTTGACGGTGTTCTAACAGAACAAACTTGGGACGATACATTTAGCTTTACCACATCTGACCCTGTTCATACAATTGAAGCGGGTGACTTTACAGGGCTTGAAGTTAGAGGTGCTTATTTTACTTATTTTACAGTTCCTGACAAACCAAAATTGGAGTACCCTTACGTAGAAGGTACTCTAACGACTTTTGCTCCTGAATTTTTTTGGTCTGAAGCTGAAGGTGCTGATGAATATTTAATTCAGATAAACTATAACACTGGTGATACCGCTTTCTCTGGAACTATATTTAATTATCCAATTTCTAAAACGGATGAAAATAGACACTTTGCTGAAAGTAGAATTAAATTGCCTGATTCAGAATTTTCATCCAACAAAACAACTAGAAGCGCTTCAATACCACTAAAAGGGAAGTCTTCTAGTTTCTTATATAGAATTGGAAACGTAAAATATTTAGAAAACATATTTGGTGTTAGGCAGTTTGTTGTCACTTTTTCTGAAACAAAATCAGCCAAAACACAATCAGAAGCAATTAAGACATTTGTACGTGTTCAATCTGATAGTCCTTATACTGAAAAAATAGCAGAATACACAGTTCCTGAGTCTATATTAGATGAAAGTCCGTTAGGCGAATACATATTGAGCGGATATGTATCTGGAAGTACTGTAACTGGAGCAACTATTCAATTAACATATCCAAACTCTGCTTTTGTCACAACCACAACAGATTTAACAGGATATTTCGAATTTGGTGAACTAGAAGAGGGCTTATATACTATGGCTACTAGTTATCGTGGATATGCCGACGATTATAGAAGTATTTATTTATCTGGAGACACATCTTTATTAGTGGAAATACAAATAAGATGGGATAACATTTATGATAATTGGATTATGAAAGAAAACGACATAATTAAATATTAAAAAACTATTTATTAAAAAAATAAACAATGATTGGAGAATTAATACCTACTGGGGTCACATTTGGAGCTGGAAGAATTTCGTTGAATACGCAGTTTAGTGGGACTGCTGATTTTAATAACATTGAAGTTTCTGGAAATTTATCTGCAGGAACTGGAGGGGTTATTTATTCAGGTGGAACTGATTTGTATAATATTTTTTCCACAAGTTCGGGTGTAGATTATTGGACTGCTGGAACAGGAACAAATTCAATAGCTCAAATAGGGGGCAGTAATGTATCAAGCGGAATTACATCTGTTGCTGAAGGAACTGGGACAATTGCAGGTGGTGATTACTCACATGCTGAAGGTTATCAAACAATAGCAACTGGTGATTCATCACACGCTGAAGGTAGACTCACGTTAGCAAATGGTTTAAATTCACATGCTGAAGGATATAATACAAGCTCAACGGGTATAAATTCTCACGCAGAAGGAGGTTTAACGACAGCAGTAGGTGATCAGTCGCATGCAGAAGGAGATACTACGACAGCATTTGGATTAGCCTCTCACTCTGAAGGTAATACCACAAATGCATATGGGTCAAGTTCTCACGCAGAAGGCGACTCTACAATTGCTAGTGGTGATTCATCACATGCCGAAGGATTTTTAACGACGGCTATTGGTGATCGTTCTCACGCTGAAGGTGCCGAAACAACTTCCGTTGGCTCTACGTCTCACTCAGAAGGGTTTAGAACAATATCTAGTGGCGATTCGTCTCATGCTGAAGGAGTTTTAACGACAGCAGTAGGTTATCAGTCGCATGCTGAGGGTGATAGTACAATTGCAAGTGGTAGTTCATCACATGCTGAGGGTAGTCAAACAACTGCAATTGGTGATAATTCACATACTGAAGGTTATTTAACAACTGCTATTGGTGAGTCATCACACGCTGAAGGGGGAAGTACAATAACAATAGGTGATTATGCTCACGCAGAAGGAGTAAGTACAACAGCTAGTGGTGCGTCATCACATGCTGAAGGTAGATTAACAACTGCTATTGGTATTTATTCTCACGCTGAAGGTTATTTTACAACAGCTAGCGGTTCAACATCACACGCAGAAGGGGAGTCAACAACAACAAGAGGGATTTATTCTCATGCAGAAGGTAGTGCTACAACAGCAATAGGTAGAGCATCGCATGCTGAGGGTGATAAAACGACTACAATTGGCGACTATTCTCACGTAGAAGGTAGAAGTTCAATAGCTAGCGGTTTAACATCTCACGCTGAAGGTCAGAGTACAATTGCCATTGGAAGTTATTCACACTCTGAAGGTTCAGGAACAACTTCATTTGGAGTTTATTCTCACTCAGAAGGATATTTAACGAAGGCAATAGGAACATCATCACACGCTGAAGGTTATGCAACAATAGGGTCTGGTCATTCATCACACGCTGAGGGTTATCAAACAAGAGCAATAGGAGACTATTCACACGCTGAAGGGTATGGGTCAACCGCTTATGGTAATTATTCACACTCGGAAGGTTATTTAACAACAACGATTGGAATTGAATCTCATGCTGAAGGGGATCAATCGACAGCTTTTGGCGACTATTCTCATGTTGAAGGTTATAACACAATAGCTTCAGGTGATTCATCTCACTCTGAAGGTAGACAAACAGTCTCTATAGGGCTTGGTTCTCACTCTGAAGGCTATATAACAATAGCTTCAGGTGATTCATCACATGCTGAGGGTAGACAAACTACAGCAGCAGCTAATTACTCTCATTCAGAAGGATTTTTAACGCTTGCTCAGGGTATTTATTCTCACGCTGAGGGTTATCAAACAACAGCAAATAATGATTATTCACACGCTGAAGGTAGATTGACAAAAGCATTAGGTGATCATGCGCACTCAGAAGGCAGACAAACAACAGCTTTAGGAGATGCGTCACATGCTGAGGGTGAGTTTTCAATTGCTAACGCATCTTCATCTCACGCTGAAGGATATAACACAACTGCTTATGGATCCTATTCGCACTCTGAAGGTTTATACACAACCGCTTATGGTTATGCTTCACACGCAGAGGGCGAAAGTACAACAGCGCTATCTAATTATACACATACTGAAGGTAGCGGAACAACAGCATCAGGATTATATTCTCACGCCGAAGGTCAGAGTACGTCCGCTTTAGGCTCTCATTCACATGCTGAAGGGTTTAAAAATACAACACTTACACATTTTACACACGTAGGAGGTAGTGGAAATACAAATAATGGTATAGTCGGTTTTGTGCACTCATCAGATTCAATATTAACAGGAAGTAGATCAGCAATTATAGGTGGTAAAAACATAACAGGATCTGCTAATGACACAGTATATGTTCCATATTTGAATGTTGGGAATTTAGGTGTAGGCGCTTCAATAAATAATTTAGGTATTGACTCAAGCGGAAATGTAGTTACAGGTTCTACAGGAGGCGGAGGAGTAAGCATAGACCCATATTTAAACGTAGGGACTACTGGAACGACGTTTACTTGGAACGTTTCAGGCGCAAGTACGAATTATGAAGTTACTTTAAGTGCAAATACAACTCTTGATTTGACAAACGTAAGAAATGGTGACTACGGAACATTGGTTGTAAATCAAGATGGTATTGGGGGTAGATCTATCACATTAGGAACTGTTAATGGTGCGGCAGCAACACATAGAGTTGCAAATGGAGGAGGGGGTGCTTTAGCACTCACATCAAATGCAAGTGCTATAGACATAGTATCTTTCACATATAATGGTTCAAAAATGTTTTGGACAGTAGGTAATGATTATACGTAAAATTTTTTATGGGTAGACAACAATTTAATTCAATAAATAAAACAAGTAAGATATTAACTCTGCAAAAAAGTGGAGCTACATCTTCTTTTGATCCTGATATTGGTTTTTCTAGTGGATCAAAAAGAGTTTCTTGGAATTTATATAATGGCAGTCAAAGTAAAAAAGTGGCAGGAAACTCAATAACATATAATGGATTTTCAGCCGATTCAAGCATTAGGACTATTGAGATGATAGGTAATGACTTTAGAAATATTACTACTTTTAATTTGGCTAATGATAATTTATATGGCACATTAGATATGTCTCCTATTCCAAATTTAGGTGGAACTTTTCTTGTAGATAGCAATCCAAGATTAACAGCAGTTACTCACTCTTATTCGCCAGAAATATTTACTACCTATTCAGTGAATACATGTGGATTAGTTGGAAACTTAGACGTTAGTATGTTTCCTAATTTAGGTGGAACATTTTCTGTTCCAAACAATCCTTTATTGACAGGAATTACACACACAACATCAAATCAGAACATTGATTACTATGCTTATAGTTGTGGGTTGAGAGGTAATTTAGATGTTAGCATGTTTCCTAACTTAGGTGGAACTTTTAATGTAAATAGTAATTCTCAACTTACAGGAATTACACACACAGCATCAACTAGAATTTTTGATTATTATTATGCATATTCTTGTGGATTGAGGGGTAATTTAAATGTTAGTATGCTTTCTAATTTAGGTAATCTTTTTGATGTGAGTAACAATACGTTATTAACAGGAATTACACACACGGCATCGCTTCAAAATATTGACACTTATTATGCATATATTTGTGGATTAATAGGCAATTTAGATTTAACAATGTTCCCAAATCTAGGTGGCAGTTTTTGGGTTAATAACAACTCTCAACTTACAGGAATAACTCACACAGCGTCAACAAGAACGTTTACTAATTATCGTGTAAATAGTTGTGGTTTGAGAGGTAACTTAAATCTTAGCATGCTTTCAAACCTAGGGGGCGATTTTCGTGCTAATAATAATTTACTTCTTACAGGAATAACTCATACAGCATCCAATCAAGTTTTTACGAATTATAATGTAAGTGCTTGTGGTTTAATTGGTGCGCTAGATTTAAGTATGTTTCCTAATTTTGGAGGATCTTTTAATTGCTTTAATAATAGTCAATTAACAGGAGTGATTCATACAGCATCAACTCAGGTGATTAGTAATTATTCTGCAGGAAACTGTAATTTTACTGGCAATCTTGATTTAAGTATGTTATCAAATATAGAAGGGAGTATTGAATTGTACCAAAATACAAATTTAACTTCTGTAACTCACGCAGTATCATCTAGATCTTTCTTTAGATATGATGCTAGAAATTGTAATTTCATAGGTAATTTTGATTTAAGTATGTTGCCAAATCTAAATACACAATTAAATCTTTCGGCAAACCCACTACTGACAGGAGTTACACATGCACCATCTTCTAATCCATACTCTATTTATTGGATAAATAGTACCAGCTTAACAGGGACGCATGATTTATCTATGTTTACAGCTTTTGGCGGAGCAAGCTCATCAACAGCTTGTAGCTTGCAGTTAAATAATAACCCATACTTAACAAATGTTTTATTTCCTACACCAACTGGAACAACTAGATATTTTAGAAACTTTGAAAATAGCGAACTTAGAGCAGCATTCTCTTTATATTCTAGTGATTTAGGATATGTGGATTTTAAACCATTTTCTGCCGCAACATTAATATCTGGTGCAACACAGGGGCTACCAAGAATTGCTTTACATAATAATAATATGACCGCATCTGAAGTGAATCATATATTGGTAGATTTTAGCGGCATTACTGTTTCAAACCCAACAGGTTGGTCGAATGTCAACCTAAACATAGGAGGTACAAATGCGGATCCAGACTCGTCAAGTGGTGGATATGATGGATTATCAGCTATTTCTACATTAACAGGCTCACCTTATAATTGGACAATAACTTATTAATTATGATTTGGAGATTAATACATAACGAAGAATACGTAATAGACCTAATGGAAACTAATGATATAACAGCTACTGTTTATACTATTTTCGAAGCAGGGTCTTTGCAAGAATGTTTTGATGAGATAGATAAAAAAAAATTGAATTATCTATACTGCATAGATGATGAAGAAGGAATTCTGTTTGTAAACGGAATAAGAACGTATATACAACTAAAAGATATAGATTAATCTAATTATAAACCTTGAGAAATATTTCCAAAGTTTTGGTTTAGATTAATATTTGTTCTCTCTTCTTTAACATCAAGAATAGCATTAGAAAACTGATTCTTTCTAGTAAGCAAGTTATATTGTTTGTAAAGATTATTGTTTTCATCGAATATAGAGAAAACACCAGTTCCTGTATCTCTTACGGCATTTCCAAATACACCATAACTTAGAGTCTTAATGTTTTGGTCAACCATTTCAACCTCAATCATAACGGGGTCAAAAAAAGTATTTGATATAATAATTCTTTGACCTGCTTTTCCTAAATCAGGCTTTTGTTCTTTTGTAATCAAAGAAACTTCATCGGGAGTCAATGTTAAAAATAAATTATTTCCAGTTGGATCTAATACATAAGAAACAGAACTAGGGTTAACATTGGTAGAATTTGAGCTGACACTTACCAAGTCACTACTAGTAACAATTCTATGCAAGTTTTTTATCTTTACACCGTTATCGTCAAAGTATTCAATTTGATATCCTATCAAACTCCCTGTGCTTTGAAATTGCAACTTAGGTATTACTATACCTTTTTTAGAAATTTGAATCTCATTCGTATCACTTGTTACAACATATGAACAATCTACAATATTAGTTTCAAAACTCTTTGGTCTTATAAGAACAAGATAGTTTCCTAACTGATTAAATATAGCTGCAGGTAGTCTGAGTTTGTATGACCCATCTACTCCTAACATTTTTCTAAATTCATTATTTGTAATGCTATCAAACAATGGAATCATTTGAGCATCGCCAAGAGTTTCTCTATTTGGAGAAAAAGAATAAAAAATATCTACGTCGTTAAAATCGACATCCGCTAACTTGACATTTCCGTAAAATCCTACAGCCATTTTTTTATTTAATTATAAATATGTTTTAAAAAAAAATAAAGCATTAAGGTATAATCTTATAAGGAATTACATATTGACTAGAATTACAAGTAGGGACTATACCTCCATTTTGTAAAAACTCCACGCCAATATATTGCGTTGTTGAATAATAGTCAATAAAATATAAGCCATTTACTTGTGCATTTTCTGAAGTGGAATCTAGAAAAGATGAAACTGGACAATTTACCCCCACTCTTCCAGTTCCTATTCCTGAAAACTTAGTAGATATTTGATATGTTTTTTGAGGGTTTAGATATGTACTTTGAGAGTAAGTATTTAATTCTACAACCCCTAGTTGGAATTTTTTTGAAGTTGAGGCATCTGTATTATTTAGATTCTTTAATTTAAATTGACCATTTGTGTATGCACTTGATGTATTGCCAACATATTTCATATTAACAGTTATTTCATACTTTGCTGTAACTATTATAGTTTCATTATCTATATTGGTAGTTTCTATTAAGTTAGCTGGTAAATCTATATAATATGTATTCGGTAAGCTATCTATTGTTATTGTTTCATTTACATTAATAATCGTTCCATTAATTAATACTTGCTTTGTTCCTATATTTTTAATTTCTACACTTAATTTATCGTCATTGAAGTTGTTCAATGTTTCCATAACACTAAATTGAGGCTCAAAAGTATTAGGAGCAGAAGATTGGTATTTTAAAAACTTATTGTTCTCACCTTGATTATATCCATTATTATAGCTCGCATAAGGTTGTTTTAATAATACCTTACCATTACTTCTTCCAGGCTGAGTGGCAAACGGAGTTAAATAAAGCCTTGCGTATTCGAATATAGGAGCTTCATTATATATTTGCACAGTGGAAAAAGGAAATCTACCAATACCAGTAGAAGGTATTGTGATTGGTTCTGGTTGTATAATTACATTACTTGGGTTTTGAAGCCTTATTAATACTGTTTCTATTGAGCTTTCGAATAATTGAGAATCTAATACAGCAGATACATTTATTATTTTTACTTGCTCTCCGACTCCCCAAGTTAAATTTATAGGTTGTTGAATTGACGTTTGATAATCTGCATTACTGGTATTTTGATTCACAAATACAACACTAATAGCCTCTTGACCTGAAATTGATGGGTAGGAAAGAGCTATTTTAATATCTTTATTGTCGCCTTCGTTTATACCGAAGTTTAATTTATAAATTCCCTCTGCGTTTTTAACGTAAGATCCGTTTGTCGACTCTATTGCCACAGAAGGCAATGTTGTAGTATTTGTTACTGACACAGTAGTCTGTGATGGAGTCCCAGGTACGCAATTAATAAAATGATCTAATTTAAAATTAAATTGCTCAATTCCATCCAATACATAATCTGTTTTAGCAGTAAAAGATATTTCTTTTTCCTTTTCTCCAACATCCCAAGCAATTCTTAATGGTTGATTGGTGTCAAATCCAAATAAAATATCATCATTAATAGTTGCTCCTGTTGAGTTTGTTCCTGTAAAATATACATCTAATTCCTCTATGCCTAAAGTGCTTGGAGAATTTAATTCTACATAAATCTTACCAACATAACCTTCACTTACGCTAATTGTAGAATATTTAAAATTTGCTGTTTTTGTAGGAATATTAGTATTAAAATTCTCATTTAATTCAAGGTTTAAATCCACAAAACATTGTTCTATTGTGTGAATGGTTGCAGGTGGTCTATCTCTCTCTACAACATCCTTGATTGATTGCGATGATACTGTGAAATTAAATGTTGGCATATTTAAAGTTCAATTGAATAATTAGGGTTTAATATTGTATTAATAGTTCTGTCGCAAACATCAAAAGTGTCTCTAGCGGTGCCTTGATAGTGCCTTTTTATAAAAACAGGTATATAATAACTTTCATCTTGTGTATATGAATATGTTGCAGTTGATTGTTCGTAAAATCTAGATGCACCATAAATTTCTTGCGTTACTCCAGTGAACGGATTTTTTGGTGGAGCATATCCATTCCAATTAAAATTCGTATAAGTTGTTGATATAGTAGTCGTACCTGTTAATTCTTGAGAAATATAATATGTCGATGAGGGTTGACCAGAGAAAACCGACTGTGAATAATAACTATTAAATACATTGGACAATTTTTGGTCACTATAAAAAATTTCCCTAAACTGATCCTGATTTGTGTTTCCTGTTAAATAAGAAAAGAAGTCGTTTATAATAGATTCGTTTGCAGAATCATTTAAATAAGCTCTAATGTTTGTTGGGTTTACAATGCCTAAATTTAATCCGCCCACATTATTTAAATAATAACTATCTTGATTAACTAAAAAGCTCTGACCGCCACCTGTCAACGTGATAGTGGTAGGTTGCGTATCCGCACTAAATTTTTTATTAATCAAAATAATGTGACGTTGCATTTTATGTATTTATTGTTATGTTAAATATTTGAGCTCTTCCTGTTATTGTGTTTAGTAAAATTCCTTGTGTTTCTATTTCTGCTAAGGTAGTTTCATTAGCTTGACCTTTATTCCAAGGTAATTCATAAAACCCGTATTTATCAAACCATTCTCTAACTTGTTGGTCCGTCATATTCGATAAATCACTTCTTCTAGTTCTAATAAACGCAACCATTGAATTTGTGAGTTGATATCCGCTTTGAAGTCCGACTCTTTGAACTTGGTCAAAAAAAGATAATTCTATAAAATATGGGTTGACTTCCTGTCTATTTAATGCGACAATTGTATCGTCTCTTTTTACATCTACATATTCATAATAATCATATGTTTTTTGCAAGAAAACAGGTAAAAATACATCAAATTCCACATTTGGATATACATTCCTATCGGTATGTACGAATCCATATCCTAGCGTATTAGAACTAAGAGGGGTTGTTTGTGCATACAACTCATATTTATTTATGTCAGTATCAAATATCATTTAATAATAAATATTCTATATTAAATTTATGGAGCAGTTAATGAAAAACCTCCCATTCTGTTATTATACGGATTAGAAGTAACTCCGTCTTTTTGATTATACACAACAGTCATTGCAACAATTTCTGCACTTGGATTGTTATTTACAATATCAGCTATTTCAAAAGGAGTACCTGGAGATTTTGCCGTTAACAAAATTTCAGTAGTTCCATTTCCTTGATAATTTATGTTGTTATTAGTCGATGTTGTTGGATAATAAGGAGAATAAAAATTAGTGCCTGCTAATTCATATGTGTTATATCCTGGAAAGTCTACATTAATAGGTCCAACTGGTATTGTCTGCCCTAAATATATTACACCTTGATCTAGTTCATATTTTAACCCAGGAGAATCCCTAGGTGTGGTAGATCCACTAACCTTTAATCCGTTACCTGAATTTGTTAACAAGTTTGCATTATTAGCTCCGTTCCAATAAAAAGTAGTATAAGCGCCAGTGGTTCCATTTCTATAATTAAAAGAATAGAAGTCTAAATTTGATGCAGTGGTAGTTGCTGCAGGAGTATTAATTTTTAATAGCGTAACTTGTGATATATCCTCGTTTGAAATGTTAATAGATGTTTTTTGAATAACATTCAGTGGGAATTGAAACCATCTTCCAGAGTCCACTAAAAGAGGGGATGTTGAAGTGGTGAAAGCATTTGATCCGTATGTTGTTAGATTAGATGCTGTTGGATTTGACGTATCTGAATTATTCAACAATAATAAGCCAGGATAAAAAGCTTCACTTTTAGGTAAAAAATATGTGTTTGGCAAAAAATTTCCTTTTATCGGGCTTCCACTAAAAGCAATAGGTGTATTATTTGGAGTGTCCCAATTATGAAGCACGTTTTTTACTGACGTGACTAAATAATTTATTTGACCTTCTGCACTAGCAGATGCTGCATTTAATATATTTAAATCTCTGTAACCTTTTTTTCTAAATCTAAATCTATAACTTGCTATTTCTCCATTATTTTCATTTCCTAATAAAGTAAATCTGACAGGATTTTGTTTTGGATAAGAATATTGAGTAGTTGTTGTAGCGGTGGCAATCGAATCTACACCCAAATTATTTCTTAAATTTGTTTTAACATCTAATCTAGTACAAGTTCTTTTTGCCTTTATGTTTATTTTATAGTTTGCATCATCAGTTGTAATGGTAAATGGCTTATATATATCTTTAATGTTATAAATATCAAAAGTCCCATTACCTAACATCCTCTTTAGCGCCTCATATGAAGCACTTTCGTCGGTAGGTATAGTGCTTACTACAGGATAAACACCATTTGTATATTCCATTACAAAACCATTTATACTAATATTTCCTAACACATAGGCAATAGATTGCTGTATGTTAGTTTCAGGATCAGGAGAAGTGGTAATAACATCATTTAATGAAGGCGGTAAATATATACTTACTTGATTTAAAGAGCCTAATGTATAATTAGGTCTAATTGTAAATGTTTTAACTGCACCAGGGACTAATAACTCATCTTCAATATTTCCAAATGTTGGATTTGGCGGTACTAACACGGTGTTTTGAGAAAAGTTAGCTATATCTACTTCCACTTCATCAACAGGGTAAAATTCATTTTGTAAACCACCATAATAAAGACCATTTCTTAATATTGATGGTGTTGAATATGAAATACCTGGAGATGTGGTTATGGCAGATAAACCCACATACGGGGTTCTATTTTCATATAAGTTTGGAATTTCGTAAATAGCATATTTTCTTGGCTCAGAATTTTCTATCTGCATTGTATATACTAGCGAGCTTCCAGGTTTTACGTTAATAAAATTATCTAATCTAAATTTATAATTTTCTAGAACCTCTACAATATTATCAGTAGATGCGCTGAAAAAAATTCTCTTATATTGTTCGCCTGGAGAAAAACTTAATTGGACGGTGCCTGGAAAAGAGTTTGATGGTGTATTTAAATATACTAAAAACTCAAAAGTATCTGCAGTACCAGAATCAAAAACAAAATCAACTTTTTCACTTCCAAAAGGGCTAGGTTTATCTAAATAAACAATAATACTAGCTAATTGACCTTCGAAAATAGTCTCGCTAGATCCAGAGAAATTTACAATAGGATATTTTGTTTCTTGTAGGGATATGTTTTTTTTAACCCAATGCTTGTTATAAAAAAAAGGAAAGTTATTATTTATGTCAATTGTGTTTAAATTGTTATCTATCTCAATAGTTTCTGTGCCATATGGAATAAAATCCCCATCAAAATCATAAAAAACTAATTTTTGTTCAAAGGTTTGAGTTGCAATATTATTGTTGTTTGATTGTATTTGTATAAATACAGAACTTCCAGAATAATTATTTAATGAAAAATAGTATTTACCTTTTTTTTTATTGAAGACGTTTATGCTATTATTAAAATTCATTGAAGATGTGGAGGTTTGAGCTGCTAATTTGGTAGTCCCAGAATCATAATAAGCCTTAATTAGCATATTATTAGTATCTACAACATTGGAGTCCACAATTCCATAAATCCTAAAATTTCTAGAAAGATTTCTTTCTTTGTCAAATTGCTGAGCCAAATCAAAATCATTATCGTACTTCTCTCGCTTATATTCAAAGAAAGATCTATTTAAGTTTATATTAATATATAAATCTTCATTATCTCTTGCGATAATATCTTCACTTCCTAATAATATCTTTAATCTTTCATCCATTTTTATAATTCGTATTAAGCAAATCTGCCATATCCATAATCTTCATTTCCATCGTTAAAATTACCCCATAAATTATTGGTTGGACCTTCTATTGTCATATTGTATAATGTATAGTCTTCATCGTCCCAATAATCATCATCTCCATAAAAGAAATACTTTCCAATCCCTTCATGTATTATACCATGCGAACCTCCATTTGTTTCGGTGCGTATATAATAAAGATTACCGCCACTACTGGTTGCAGTTCCTAATAAAGTTTTAGTCTTTTTTATATATCCACCTGGAGTGACAGTGCTGGCGTTTATTAATTGATTATCATTTTCTATACTATGTATTTCATAGGTGGCATAATCTTGAGAAAAAGTTCTATTACTAGAAGTTAATGCATCATAAGGATTAATACCTATATAATTGTTTCCAACAATAGGAATTGTTTGAGTGGCGCCATCTATAGAGCTTGATGGGTTAGAAACCTCAATGTCAATTGAGCTATTATATCTTCTATAATAAAGTACGCTTACTTCGTATTTGGCTGTTGTAAAAATATTTTGATTATCATCTGATACATTAGCATTTCCAGGAAGTAATAACGATGTAAAGCTTACCGTGTCTCTTACCCACATTGAATCTCCGTCGCCACTAACTTGTCTAAAATTAGACCTTCCATCATAAAAATACGTCTCAAAAGTATTAGTTCCTAAATCTGGCATAAAAACAGAAGCTGGTGAATCTGCCATTCTAAATTTACCGCCTATTTCTAAAGTAAAATCTGCTCCAGATGGGAAATATTCAATATTTCCGTTATTATCCACCTGAACTGCTCCTCTATATGGGTTTTTTATTGAAGCTGGTATTTCGCCTATATTTTTAATTTCTATGTTAAAACACAAAAAGGCGCCTTCTATATTTAAACGCACATATGTAGGTATAAAAAAAGTCTCATTTGCTGCAATGTTTTGAAAATTACCATCTTTGTCAGGGCCAGATTCAACAACTCTATAAAAATCCAAAGTACCCTCTTTTATTAAACTACCCCCTCCTAAATGTAATGCAAAATTTTGATTTTCTATATTATAAATAGTGAGAGGGTGTGGTTTTTTATAATACCAACCGCCTTGCACTCCGCTAGAAATACTTACAGGCCCTGGATTTTCAGAAGAACCAAATCCAGCTAGCAAATCAGAATCAATAGGAACATCCCCAGCCCATGGCGCTCTAGCTATCGTAATCCACCCTTGAGGTCTTAAAAAATAACCATATCCACATTCTAGTCTTTGATATTTTTCACCATCAACAACTTGAGAAATTTGAGCAAAAGGAAATTCTTGATTTGTATAAGGTTGGTTTGCAGATGTCCAATATGGCTCATACCCGTTTGCATAGGTTTCAGACCAAGAAACATCTTTTTCATATTTATACATATAGGTCTTAGTGGCTACATTTGATATTCTATTATAAAACCAAGTGCTTCCAAAATATTGTACGCCGAAGCCTCCAACATTTCCTATTGATCCGTATACTGGGTTTCCGACTAAATCTCCATCAGAATAAGCTGGTTCATCCGCATAATATATCGGATTTGATGCCGTGCTTGTTGGATATAATAATCTATCTGGTCCCCACTCAACACGTTTTTGTGTTGGTTTTTTTGGAATAGAATATTTATTCGGATATGTGGCAGACCAAGGTTTTTCATAAGGGAAAGTGCCTATTTGAGGAGGAGCACTATCTGAACTTTCAGGTAGTTGATTTCCACTCACATAATTTAAATGATAATGACTTCTTGTAAAATTTCCGCTTGATGTAGGGTAAGCTACAGCGCCCGTGCTTCTTTGGGAAAATATCTTATCTATATAAACATTAAGTTGATACGAAGCTAACCAAACACCTTTTTTTGTTGTGGGGTTTCCATCTTTATCAGTTCTATAACCAGATGGGTCATAAATATTTGCTGGTAATTTAAAAACGTGACATCCAAAATTAGTAAATTGTATAGAAGTCTTTTTTTGAGAAAACTCATTAAACCAAATGTATTGAGCTCCTAAATCTCTATCTAAATCGTTTGGAATTTGTACTATTTCTATAGGTCTTTTTACAAAATCAGGGGCAGTCATATCTCTAATATCAACTTTCAAAGATTTTGTTGGACTTTGAGATGTTGTTACATCCAATCTTTGATTAGAATATGTTGCTGGTGGCAATATATATGTTACCCACTTTCTTAAATCTAGATTTATGTTTATATCTAAAGATGTGTAACCAGTTTGACCAAGCCCCCAAGCAGGCACAACATCAATAGGTACTTGCTTGTAAACAAAACTAGGCAAAGTATCTATATTTGGTTGGTCAGTTGGCGGAAAAGGGAAAAAATTTAACGCAATTTCGTCTTTGGTTAATCCTTGTTTAAAAAGATCAACTTCAAAAATCACTGTTTGTTGACCAACTGGTATATCATACAATATAAATTCACCATTTTCATTTGTCTTGGTAATATATTTATATTGAGCTGGGACAGCAGAAAAAGACTCTGCCGATCTAAGATAGTTGTCGTAGTCAGTGTAATAACTTAAATTATCAAAGTAATCACTAGGAGTTGCAGACTCTTTTATGTTTAATGTTAATCTGTCCCCGTTATCATCTGTAGAAAATGTTTCAGGATAATCATCTGAAGGATTAAAAACTCCTAATGGCACATTTTGTAGTGGTATTCTTATATTTTGACCATTTTCATCTTTAATCTTTTGTATTGCCATTAATCTTCCAAAAACAACTCCTGTAGGAGAATTTTGTTCAGGGAAATTATTTAGTAAATTATTGTTTATTTTTAATGTATCTAAAGAGTTGTAGCTTCTCTCAATCTTTAGGTCAACATAAAAATCGTCTATTAATTTTTTTCTGTAAAATACATAGTTAGTTGCAGCTGATGCAGAAGGAGGCGTCCCTGGTCTTGTTGGGTCGGACAGCCTACTTAGCATTAAACTAGTCATATTGTCAATATTTTCTTGAGAAAGATTCGATGCAATTGTTGTAACAATAGTATATCCAGTTTTATAATTCCAACCTGTCTCACCAATTGGGATATAATTGTTTTTATCATTTCTAGTCCATATGGTGCTTCCTGAATAATAATTTAATGAATAAATTTCATTTTGATTATCAAAAAGGACATAACTAAGAAAAGGTCCTTCATATTCATCAGGACTTTCTGGTAAATCATTATAAATAGCATCACTAAAGATATAAAAAGTAACACCCGTAGTGAATTGTTTGATATGTAATTCTTCTTGTTGTATCATAATTAATTACTAAATATAAATATGATACATAAAAAAATAAAGGATGTTCTATATAATATTTTAAGCCACTCTCACTAAAATATCACGATCTGGATACTTCACTTCAAACATTGATAAAGGCGTTCCTAATATAGTATTATCAATATATTCTATTTGCGTTCTAAAACCTCCTGTAGATAATAAAAATCTATCTGCTGTAGCTTGAAAATGAACAGTGTTTGAATATCCTCCAGATTCCATATTATAGAATCTAATATCTACGACATTTATTACACCTGGCACTTCTCTTAATTGGTCAACAATTTGAGAAATATAGATATTCTCATTCATTTCCCAATTATCTACATCCATAAAGTTCTGAATCACTTGAATAGCATTGGCTTTAACCTCGTTTATATTATAGCTTTTATCTACATATAAGTCAGTTTCAATTTGTACGTTTACAACTTTTGCATCATTAATTTCAACAAAGTCATTTACCATTCTGTAAGGAGTAATATATCTTAACAAGTTTCTCTTTATATCAGAAGTAGAGCTTGTTATTAATCTTCCGCTTGCTTCTCTTGTAAGTACATAAAGTTTAACTTTATTATCCTCAACTGTACCATAAACCTTAAACGGTGAACCGAATTTACCTGGCATCTGATAACATCTCGATATGTAATCTTCTATGGTTACACATCTATTTTGAGCAGCGTAATTTGCTGCAATATATTTTCTAAGCTCATTAACTGTAGGTAGTGCATTTCCCCCAATTGCTGGTATAGGATTCGTAACCCTCAATGACGCTACAACTTGCTGTTTAGTGACTGCATTTGTTCCAACCATTTGAGCGTCCACATTAGAAACATCAGTTAACACGTTTGATCCTACGTTACTTAAATTACCACCCCCAATTCTATATTTGACAAATATTGTAGAGTTAGGCGGAACAACAACTCCCAATGCTGTATTGTTCAATATTTTAGATATATCCAAATCTGTACCTTGACATTTTTCTCCTGATAAATTTGTCAAAAAAGCATCATAGGCATCATAGTCTTTTTGACCTCCACCAAAAGTAAGAGTACAAGAACCATTAGGTAAAAATTCTTTTTCAAATCTTTTCTCAACTTCTACGTATTTACCCACATAATAACCTCCAACTCTAATAGAAGAATCATCTACCATAAATATTTTATTTGTTGGCAGATAATCCACTTCATAAAATCTAAGATCAGGATCGTTAAATTGTTGATATGTCGGAGTTGATGTTATTCCTAACTGCCCTTCATATACAATTACATTTAAAACTTCCAAAACATTAGGCTCTGGTAGATTTAGTTGATAAAATGGCGTGGCGTCTGCTGTTAAAACTTCTCTTTTTAAGATTTTAGTTGCACCAGCTTTTATTTTTTCTCTTTTAGTAATCCTATATTTAATAATATCCTGATTACCATTTAGTATTGGCTCTATAATTCTATTAGCCACACCTTCTTCATTGTAATCATTGGAAAAATCTATACTACTAATTGTTTCAAATATTTGACCAGCGCCTCTAACTTGAACTCCCTCTCTAAGTACGGGTGTATAATTTACATCTGGACCATCTGCTGTAACAGGCACTTCTATCGATAAATCAGCTAATGATATTGCAGGTCTAACACCTGGAATTTTATATCCAAATGTTTTAGCCATTCTATATGCAGATACTCTTTCTGTAAGACCATCCAAAAACATTTCATTAAACTTCTTGTCTGCAATGTATGATAACAAATCCCCAACGTAAGCATTTAATTCAACCATAGCCATACCAGGCGATGCCACATTAAAATCTTGCCATTGGTCAGGGAAAAAAGTCTTCAAATAATTTATAAGATCTTGTCTTATTGAAGTATAGTCCCTACTTATGTAGTTTACTTGAATATTATTTTCCATTTTCTAGTATTATAAAACATTTTGTTGTAGAGCAACTCCAACTTCTACAGAACTTTGAGTGCCTGGTAAATAATCTATAGAATATATAACTTTAACTGTTAAAACATAAGTTGTTTCGTCAAAAGTATATTGTATATCTATAATTGTTATCTCTGGGATGTATCTATTTATTACATCATTAAGTTTACCATCTAAAGAATCTTGAGCCACCTCATCCCATTGTTCAAAAATTTGCTCATAAAGAGGTGAATACAAATTGTTGTTCATCACCCTTTGCTTCTTTTTAGTAGTCAAAAGAGAAATTAAATTTGTTCTAATTGCCTCCTCAGAGGATTTTGTGTATCTAAATACACCCCCTTCGTTGGTTTCTTGAAATGGGAATCTTACTCCTACAGCCATATAATTATTCTTTTTAAATATAAATAGATGAGTAAAAAAAATAAACAAAAATCTATTTATAGAAAAAAGCAATGAACACATTTACAACATATCCTACAAAATGAAACAATGTTTTTTTCGAATATTTATAAGTATGAAAAAATTGACAACAGAAGAGTTTATAAAAAAAGCTAATTTAATTCATAGACATAAATATGATTATTTTGATACAGTGTACGAAGGAAATAGAAAAAGTGTTGAGATTATCTGTAACGAACATGGAAGTTTTAAGCAAAATGCAGGCGTTCACCTAAATGGTGGCGGTTGTAAAAAATGCGCCGCAATAGAACAAGCAAAAAGACAAACTTTAACTACAGATGATTTTATAAAGAAAGCAAAAGAAATACATGGTAATACATATGACTATTCCTTAGTTGATTATAAAAATAACTCAACAAAAATTAAAATTATTTGCCCAAAACACGGGGAATTTATACAAGTGCCGTCAAATCATCTACTTAAGCACGGATGTGATAAATGTGCAAGAGAGTATTTAATTAAATCAAAAACTTTAACCGTAGGTGATTTTACAAAGAAAGCAAAAGAAATACATGGTAATGCATATGACTATTCCTTAGTTGATTATAAAAATAACTCAACAAAAATTAAAATTATTTGCCCAAAACACGGGATTTTTGAACAAAACCCTAACAATCATATATCAGCAAAAAATGGGTGCTCTAAATGTAGTGGCAAATTCAAACCAACAATTAATTCACTAATAATTAGAGCAAAAGAAATACATGGTGATAAATATGATTATTCCTTGGTTGACTATAAAAATAACTCTACAAAAATTAAAATTATATGTTTAGAGCATGGGGAATTTACACAAACTCCAGATGCGCACTTAAATCAAAAACAAGGATGTCCGCATTGTAGGGAGTCAAAAGGCGAAAAAGAGATTAATAATTTTTTAAAAAAAAATAATATATTTTTTACTAAACAAAAAACATTTGATAAATGTATTAATCCAAAAACTGGAAGGAAATTAAGATTTGACTTTTATTTACCAAACCATAACCTATGTATTGAATATGATGGAATGCAACATTTTAAGCCAATAAAAAAATTTGGAGGGGAGATTGGATATAATTTGACTATTTATAGAGATAGTATTAAAAATGAATTTTGTAAAAAAAATGAAATTAAACTATTAAGAATTAAATTTAATGAAAAAGTAATTAATAAATTAAATAAAATAAATTTATGATATTTCGTATATACCCCTCAAAAAGTAACACTATCGCCTCTGGATTGTATAAAAATTTCAATAGTGGACAAAATAGTATCACTGACCTTTGGTATGGTGGTGGCGGAACTGATACATCCCCAGAGAAGAGAAATTCTTATAGTAGATATATCTTAAAATTTGATTTGTCCGATTTACAAAATAAAATTAATAATGGAGAAATAATTGTTGATTATGTTTCTTCTTTTAAATTAAAATTGACAAATAGTATTCCTAGAAACAAGGTTTTAGAGCCAGAGTATGAATATGACGTTTTGGATAAAAAAATATCTTCATCTTTTGACCTAATATGCTTTCCGATTAATAAAAATTGGGATCAAGGAAGAGGTTATGATTTAACAAAATCTTTTTACACAGTAAGAGCCCTAGGCGAAAATCCTCTAATTACAGGCTACTCAAATTGGGATTATGCAACGCAAGTTAACACTTGGGATGAACCTGGCGTATTTTCAAACCCTACAGCTTCTACAGCAGTTACTCAATATGCTTCACAACATTTTGACATAGGCGATGAAGATATTGATATGGATATAACTAATATTGTGTTAGATTGGTTGACTGGAGGGACAACAAATAATGGTATAGGAGTTGCATATAGTAGATATTACGAACTATTAAGTACAGATACTAGATATATTGCTTCTTTTTATACAGAAAACACAAATACAGCATTTAAACCTTATATAGAAGTTAATTATAATCAATCTTTTATTGATGATAGGTTAAATATAAACAACAATAGAACTTGCAGGTTATTTTTATATACATTCAGCGGTAATGACGCTGCAAACTTTTTCTCTTCATCAACAGTTACAATAAGAAACTCGGCAAATGCAATAGTTCAATCTGGATTGACTCCAACTAGAATAGATAAAGGAGTTTATTTCGTAGATGTTTGGATGAGCGCTGCAACTAGAGGTCAACAATACAAAGATATTTGGGAGGGAGTTACTTTTAACCCTGGGTTTGATAAGCAAGATTATACTCAATATTTTGTTGTTCAAGACAATTATTATATGAGAAATGCGCCACAAGTAAATGCGTATTCACTGACAACATATGGAATAGATAATGGCTCAATTATTAGTACAGAAGAAAACATAAGAATATATTGTGACCTTAGAGTTAATTTCTCTACTAATGCTCCAAAAACAAACTATGCTATAGAGTATAAAATGGTTATGAATAATCAAGTTGAGGTGATTCCTTGGACTCCAATAAATCAAGCTGTAATAGATAGATGTCCTTCTAACTATTTTGATTTACAGACAAATTGGCTATTACATAATCAAACATATGAAATCCAATTTAGAGTAAAAGAATTGGGTACAGCAAGAATACAGAATGAAAAAATTAAATTTAAAGTTTTAAGAAGTTTTTAATTAATTCTTACAACGTTAGATATTATATTTTGCAATTCACCTTGAACGGTGTAATCTAATAGTGTGTCTGAATCTGGAGTTGGCAATAAAGGATTTTGTGGTGTATGAATGTGAGTAAGTAAAACCCTAATGATTAAATCTAACAATTTAACTAATTCGTCTCCTAAAACAGCTGGATGTAAAGAGTCTGCTAAATTTCCAAATGATTTTAGGTTTTCATTTACCTCAAATTTAGCCAAATTTTTATCTCTAAATTTTCCTATAGGAGAATAGATATTTACATTTGATGATTGAATGTTTGCTTGAGAAAAAGTCTTTAACGGACCTATCTTATTGTTATCAAACTGAGTTAATGTAAGGTTTGAAGGTGATACATCATTTGGTATAATAGAATTGGGCTTAAATTTTCCTGATGATAAAATTAATTGTCTAGGTTTTAAAATCAAATCAGCATCATCTCTACCTTGCACTGCCACATCGGCTGATCCAGGAAGAAGATTGTCAACTTTAAAATCATTATTTGTTGCTATGTTTACGTTGAACGGGGTTATGTCAGTCATTTTTACCGCTTCAGCGTATGCTTGAAATTTTAACTTTAATTGAGATGAAATTATTGGACCTACCCAATATCTAGGAGCAGAATCGTCTGAAGAATTTTCTAAAATAATCCAAACCATTTCACCTTGTGAAATTATCTTTCCAGAATTATCTAATTGTTGAGCTATAGGTCTTACGTGGAAAAATTCTGGAATTAAAGGATAACAATAAACCAAGTCTTTATCTAACTTATCTCTATCTTTACCTCCTGAAACATTTCCTTCATTGTCTAACGTAACAATTCTAGCTTTAATTCTATTTTGACCTGTTGGGTCATCAGTACTAACAACAATAGCAGGATATACACCCCTAGCACTATTGTTTCCAAGTGATGCAAAATTAGCCTGATTATTCATTTGCAGAATAGAAGCCGCTAAGTCGTTAATACCAGCCATTTTAGTTCTTTATTTGTTTTATTATTTCTTGATGATTTTTTTCTATATCATCCATTTCATTTAAAATGTTTTGTATTATACCCATAGCTTCTAAATGCTCAGGTGTCAAACCTTTTTTTTCATCTAAACTATTAAGCATCTTTTCAATAACATCTTTTTTGAATTGATGTTCTTCTGCTAGAACATTAGCTTCTTCTATTAATTGTTGTTTTGTCTTTTTCATAATAAATAAAATTAACTTGCAACACCCACTCCTGAGTGAGGTGCAACTGTAGCTCCAACAACAGTTACAGGTCCTCCAGCATTTCCCCCAGCGGCTGTTACAGTTGCCCCTGGATCCAAAGCAATGTCAACTCTCATTTCATTTTGAATTGCGTCAATTATTTCTTCACACAAAACCTTAACAAATTCCTCCATAACATTTGGCGCCCCACCGACCAATGGTCCATTAGGTATTCCTATTCTTGGAAATCTAGCTATTATTGATGTAGCCAAAATATCAGAACTTAAACCAGGTCTTGCCTTTGCTGTAAGTATCTGCTTAAGAGATAGTCTTGGTGTTATTGTTCTATCTTCATTTAATAAGAAAAGAAAAAACGATGCTATCTCTTCTGCGATATTTAAATTAGAATCTACAGGTATTTGTTCCATATTATATTGCTCCTAAGAAATTGGTTAATATACTAATTGCTGCTTGGTATTTTTCAACCTTATCTTGAGTATCTTTTACTTTAGATAATATTTGCTCATACTTGAGCCTAGCTTTTTCTGCTTTTCTTTTCTGTCTTTCTACTGCTCTTTTTGCAAAGTATTGTTTTACGAACTTTTTAAATCTTTTTATTGCAAAAACCAAAAGTAGTTTTATTAAATCTTTAAGTAAAGAATTTAGCAAGCTTCTAACAAATTCCTTTTTTTGCGTTTTTTGTGATTCGGTATCATTAGAGTTGGTCAGATTATTAATCTCACACATACTAGAAACAAAATCTATCGTAGGAAAACTAACAGAACCAGCAGGTAGATTGTTTTCGACAGCTACGGCAGCTTCTATTGTTGAAAAAACACTAGGCAAATATGGTTGAATTAAAGTAGACATAGCATTAATCAAACTTTCTACTAATATTTGAGAAAATGACTTACCTACTTTATTTGAGTTTTTCTCGTTGTTTATTTTTTGAGACTGATTAACTACATATTGATTTATCTGTACAATACTTTGATATGGAGTTAGTGGTAAATTTTGACCTACTGAATTTACACCACCTCCCTGAAAAAGAATAGTAGGATTTTCAGGTAAAGTAATTTTTACATCCTGACAAGATATTTCATAAACAACTTGACCCTTTTCTAATTCCTGTCTTTTCTTTATTCTAGTATATTCTATATCAGAATTTTTTAACTCTGGATCATTTGAAATGGCGAACATTCCAAGTCCACAAACAGCATTACTTATTAAATATTCTCTTTCTGCTGCATTTGGGTTTAACGCCTCCGCTGCAGGACCATCTTTAGGGCCAAAAATCATAATCATTAAATCCCTTACAATTTTTTGTTTAGCTGTTTGTAGAAATGTATCAGGTATTAAATTTTTAAGAAACTTATAGTTTTCATCTTTAAAAATTTGTATCTGTGCGCTATTAGCTAATGGATTATTTATGTAAGGAGAAATTTGTATTCCCTTTTGACCAAAAGCATCACCTATTGCCTTAAGTACAAATTCTTCTAATTTTGGAGTGAATTCATCAAGAACACTAGATAAAAACGCATTAAATATAACCTGAGGATCTATACCTAAAGATGAAAATACCTTTAATAGATAATCCATAGTAGAAATTTGCTGGTCTTTCGGTATGTTTGGCTTTTTTATGTTTGGTAAAGCCAATATACTTTTCATTGACCCTATTTTTGCGGTCAATTCAGATTGCAAATCCGTTAAAGCTGGAGCAAAGTATGTATTTGGATTTATTGGCATTTTTATAAATCTTCTATATCATCATCCAAAAGTTGACTCTTATCATCACTTCCAAATTCAGCATCTTCTGATTGTTTAATTTGGTCGATAACCATTTTCATAGTTTCGTCATTAATAGCTAATGTTGATCCTGCTTGTGAGTCATCTTTATAGATTACACTTTTTATCTCTTTGGCAACATTAAACATATCATTTGTTGTGTCTGAAGCTAATCTTAAATATGATACTGCGTTTTTACCCATAACCACAAAGTGGTCATTAGTTTCCATTTTTTCGTCCGCCTTTCTGTATCTATCTAAAGCTAATTCTCTCTCTTCTTCTTTATTTGTAAGAACCTTATTTAAAAGCATCAAATAAGAATCTTCATTCATTTTAATTTCTCTTGCCATAACTTTTTTATTTATAAATAGTTTATTCAAAAAAAAATATAAAAAGCAGCCCTTAATAGAACTGCTTTTTTATTTAATCTTCATTTTGACTATCTTTTATGAAATCTTGTTTGAGCAGTCTGTAGAAAACTCTAAACCTCGCCAGTGAATATGTAATGTCTTTTGTTTGTAGACCTGTATACTCTTTGATTAAATGATATACATGGTTTTTATTGTAGGCTCCTAATAATTCATGACTTTTAAAAATTTGAACTATTGCGTCTGCAACCTTTAAGTCATTATCAGACAAACCTTTCTTTTCATCGGGGTTATTTAATTTTTTCTCAATCTCACCCTCTAAGCTATTTATCACGAAAGAAAAAAGACTAAAAGACGTATCCAAATCACTCTTTTCGCCTAATTCTACAACATCCTTTCTATCAGCTTCTTCTTTATGATCATCATAGTCAAGATTTACTTGTTGACTTTTATCGATATCCTTTTTTTCACCCATCAAATAATGCTTTGCTATTGTTCCAAAAAAGGAAAATGATTTTGCATTTTTATCTGGATTGAAATTTGCGAATTTTCCATACACAAAAGAAAGGCAATCTGATTGTATTGTTTTAATGTCAACACCAGGTCTAAAAAGCTTGAAATTGAATATAATATTTTCAATGAGTCTATTAAGTGGTTTATGAATATGTTTTTTATATATTAATTCTTTTTTAAACATAATTTCAGACCCACAAGCCCACTCATATTTTTCTTGTAATTGTTCTATGTATTCGTAATCTGGCTCTAATTTTTTCTTTTTACATTCATCAAAATATTTTTCTAATTTTACTTGAAAGTAATTACAATCATTATTTAAAAATTCAATAACTGCTTTTTCTGTATCTTCGGTCCAATATGTTTTACGTTTTTTTTCTAATTCTAGAATTTCAACATCAGTACCAGAAGATACAACAGTTTGTTCCTCGCTATTTTCATTTTCCGAGGGATTATTTAAATCTGCACCATTAGAGTCATAACTAGAAGCGGGATTGTTTATGTCCCGCTCCTCGTTGTGTAAACTTTTATCTAGATTTAAACTATTGTCTGTATTTTCATTAGGCAGATAATTCATAGACTTTGTTTCTATCATCGTCATAGAAAAACTCCTTTTTGGCAAGCTCAAACCAAAATCTAGCTTCTTCAGAACTCATACCACCTTTGTCCTCAGGGATTATAGCCAAGTTTTGAGGAACTTTACAACTAGAATCTGTAAAATAGTCTTTGTTTACCATTTTAATTTCATACCCGATTCTAGGAATTGTCACGATTTTAACATCATCATAAATCATTCTCAAAAAGAACTCATAGTAATGGCTAAGTTTCATACTTTCCTTCATTGGCTTAGACTCGTCATCTTTTTTCTCTGCATACTCATCTATAGATTCTACTCTATAAACAGCACCAAGAGGGTTTGCGCAATTAAATCTCTGCAAAAGATTAAGGTCAAATTTACCAGCCTCTTCAGACATGCCTTCTACCCAAGGAGATTCATTCATAACTCCAGAGAAAGCACCATTTACGATATTTCTAATAATTGGTGTAAAGATAGCGATGTCAGGATTTTCAACCATGTATCTATCAGCCGTTTCAAACCACTTAACAGAGTATCCATCTTCTGGCTCAGCAATAGAAATGGCTTCGTATCCATTTTCCAAAGCTAAGTTAAAAATCGTGTTAAATATTTTTGACAAATTCATAACCTCAGAAGTTTCGATAATTGTATAATTAACGCCTCTTTCAGAGTCTATTCTTCGATCTACAACTTGGCTTTGCTCATCTCTTTCTATATATGAAGCAAATGGTTTTTCAGCTAATTGTTTAAGGTGTGAAATATTTTCAGCACTCAATCCTTTTGCAAATAAAACTACATCCACTGGAAGTGTTTGATTTGCTAGACTATATAAACAAGATGCTAAGTTACTATCTTTTTCTAGTTGGTCAAGATAAATACCTACCAGGTATTTACTTTGTTTTGATTCCTTCAAGCTCATTGATTCTTTCTTTTTTGTATTCGTTAATAACATTTAAAAACTGACTTCTTTCTCCTTCTAAAGTGTAGTGAGATAAAGTTTCTTCATAAGCCTCTTGTACAGTAGGGTTATCAAGTTCACCATTCAACCATTTGTCTACGGCGATACCTAAAAGTTCAGCAGTTTGGAAAATATCTCCGTTGTTTGTCCAAAAACCATTGTTTTCGTTCATATACTCTTTTCCTCCAAAAGAAGCCCAACCAACAACGTGTGTACCGCAAGCCATTGCTTCAAGTGGTAATGTTCCAAAACCTGCTATATCATCTGTATAAAGAGCAAAAGCACTAGATGCTACTCTATCAGCAAACTCCTCTCTTGACATATCTGCAAGCTCTACGAATCTTATCCATCTTAAGTGAGGATAGAACATATAGAAAGTTTTGATTAGGTTGATTGTTTTTAGTTTATTTTCTTGTCCTCTATTTGCACTATAAACAATAACTGGTGCTTTTTTAGATACTTTTTCTGGAACTTTAAAAAGTTCTCTATTGATTCCTTGTTTAACATTTTTAACCTTTAAACCTGGCATAATAGATCCCAAATATTCAGTAATAGCATCTGAAACAGAAACAACATCCTGAATTCCGAAATGTTGCCAAGTTTGACCTGGCTGCATTGCATTTAATACATAGAACCAGCTTTGAGCAAGAACGATTCTCTTGCATGCTGTTTGCATTGTTTTTTGCATAACATCAGGAAAACCTTCAGGAATAATCAATAAATCTTCAGGAAGCACAGCTAACGCTTGAGCTTGAGCCTTAGTTCTATTTTGATCATTGAATGTAATTTCCCCTTCACCCAAAGGAATTATTTCGATTCCGTCTAAATCAAAATCCATCCAAGTAGGTTCAAATTTTTCAAAAACATGAATTTGAACTTGTTTCTTTTGTTTTTGAGACTCTCTCATAGAATCTTCATAAGAAGCTCTTTGGTCTAATCTAGGTTGGTAAACCAACTTTACATTAAAACCATCTTCTTTAAGGTTTTTTGCAAGTCTGAGTAATGTACCCATACCACCACTTGCAAAATTAACAGGAGGACAATAAAAATAAACTCTGAAATCGTTGTTTTGGAGTTTTGCAATAGATGAATCTATAATTTCGTTATGACTCATTTGCTTGTCATCAACTGCTACGGTTGCTGTTTCTTTTTCCATATATATTTTATTCAGTTAATTCGAATTAAATATATGTGGTATGCAAAAAAATGTAAATAGTTTTTTTAAAAAAAATAAAAAAGCCGACTATTTAAATAATCGGCTTTAATAGAAATTGGCAATTCGTTGTTTACAATAAACTAACCAAGAACTCTTTATTGTAAACTTCTTTAATGTTATCAAAAGAATAATCAGCCTCATCCCACTTATTGAAATCTTGATTTATTTTTATCGCAACCTTTCCTTTTGGTTTTGCTTGAATAGATTCAGGCATAACATCAATTAGAATATCACAATGATCCCATTTTTGATAATCTTCATCTACAAATACCAAGTTTTTGATTCTGCAGTTTTTTAATGCTAAAAAAGAATAAGTTGCAGGAATTGCTTTTCTTTTACATGTAGTAAGTAATACAACCTCAAAAGAACCTTCTTCCATTCCAACTCCCTGAATCCTATTTACAATATCCATTGCATTTCCAATTTCTTCAGTTTGACCAAAGATTTGTAGTGCGTAATCTTCATACATAAAGTTATGCAACGCTTTTTCAGGGCTAATTATGATGTTTTCTTGAGGGGCGTCATCATAAACTTCTCCATTGTGAACCAAAAACTTCTCAGCAGTCATTGGAATTTCTTTTTGCTCAAACTTGTAATGATTTAAGAAATCAGATGAGTCCATAGGAAGAACTAGCATCTCAGATTCCTTTTCTTCTATTTTTCTATCGATTTCATCCATTTCTTCGTTAGTAAACTCTCTCATAGTCATATCATTTTCATTCATAGCAACCAAACAAGGGTTATGAATAAAAACTTTTCTATATTGAATGTCAAATTTATTGAATGAATCTCTGATGATTCCATCTATGTTAATTCCTATTTTTTTCATATTTTATTTTTTAAAAGTTGTAAATTCTCCATCTATAAAGTTAATGTGTTGTGCTCTTCCATCTGTGTGAATTATTACGTGAGATTGAAGCCATCCACTAGCGCCTTTATTATATCCTACACGAAGTTTAGTTGATGTCCCTACTGCTATTGCCCCGTCTTTTCTTCCAGGGCTATGATAGTGACCAACTATAACTTTTGTGTTTAATTGCCTAAATTGCAAAAGAGACCCTCTACTTCCATTTGAACCTATGTCTCCATGTTGACCAAGCTCCCACCCCTTTACTTTGTAAGATGCGCTTCTGCCTAATGTTATAAATTTAGGAAATCTATCATTTATAAGAGATGGAATAACACCTTTTACATTATAAGGGTTTTCACCATATTGTTCTAAAAGTAAATCACTGAATTTCATATACAACCTAGAGTTTTTAAATGTAGGCTGTTTTTTCCAATCTTCATTCTTAAGCCATCTGTCTAAAAAATCATCGTGATTACTTCTTACGATAACAACATTTTTAAAATCTTTGAATCTATTTAGACCCTCCAGCATTTCATCAATTTCCTTACCTAAATCATTCTTTCCAGATATCTCTTTTCCGTATTGAATGAACGGGTCTTTCATTTCGTGGTGACTTATCGAATTACCATCAAATACGTCATGTAAAACAACGTGGTCGGGTGTTAATTCGTGCATTAAATCTATTGTAGAATCTAAAACATCTTCATCGTGGTGACCATAATGTAAATCACCCAATACGATTGCGGAAATAGAATTTACATCAAATACTTCTCCGTTCTCAACTCTATAATATAAATCACTAAAGCTACCATTTTTATCATCAGCAGTAACCTGTCTTATAAAAAATGTTTGCTCATCTTTTATTTCTACTATTACGAAGCCAAACGTGTGATGAAATTCACCTTTTTTTCCAGCTTTTGAATCTGTGTAATTTTTCTTTGTAACAGCGCCAGTAGTAACCATCATCTTGGGAGCACAGCCCTCTAATACAGGAATCATTTCCAATTGCACCTTTGGGCTACCAAATATACAAGAGTTAATTCCGCTTACACCTTGCATTCCCGTCATAGGATTTACAGCAGTAGGTTGTATTTTTATATCAGACAATATAGATACAAACTTATGTATATCATGTCTGTTTGCATCTAAATAAGGAACAACGCTATCATCCCAAAACTCTTCTTTTTCTTGTTGGTCAGTCCAAACAGATGTTGGGTTTTTATACCTTCCAGCGATAACATGCAAATCAGCTCCAATATAATCAGCATATGATTTTATATTGGAAAGGAATCCATTATGAACTGGAGTGTTGTTTTGTGCCCAAGTTATAATAAATCTCTTTTTAGATTTATCATGCTTTCTCTCTTTTGCTTTTACGTACTGCTCTGGCTCTTGGTCAGTTTTTTCTTTGAACTTTAATTTTTCGGAGCACCACTTTCTTACTGTTCTTTCAGATTTGCCAAAAAATTCCATTAGAGATTTCATTCTATCATCCCAGCTTATGCTTTTATTGGAATATACTTTTTGTGCGTATTCAATCTGTTCTTGAGTTAAATCTTTGAACTTCATTTATGTTGTTTGTTTTCTTGAGACCAAATTTAGTTAAAAAAAATAAAAATCCAAAATATTAACTATTTTAGATTTATTATAGATTTAATTGTTTCTTCTATTGACACAGATGGACTCCAATTCATTTCTAATTTTGCCTTGGTAATATCTGCATATATTTTCGGAACATCACCACTTCTTCTACTTGCAAAAATAAAAGGAACATCTATTGATTGTTTTTTGAATTCGTTTATTAATTCCAATACAGAGTAACCACTTCCAGATCCTATATTGTAAAACTTATAGCCATTTTCACAAACATTAAGTGCATTTATGTGAGCTTGAGCTAAATCATTTACATCGATATAATCTCTAATACACGTTCCGTCTATTGTGTCGTAATCATTTCCAAAAATAGTAAGCTTTTCATACTCACCACTTATTACTCTTTGGATATATGGTACTAAATTTTCTGGAATGCCTTTTGGGTTTTCAAATATCTTACCAGATGGATGAGCTCCTATTGGATTAAAATATCTTAATGATACTGCGGATAAGTCAGTGAACTTACAGGTTGTTTCTATTATATCTTCACAAATATATTTAGATTCACCATAAGGGTTTGTTGGCTTTTTTCTAGGAGTATTTTCGGTAACTGGAAAATAATCCGCCTCCCCATAAACTGTTGCAGAAGAAGAAAAAATTAATTTTTTAACACCAGATATCTGAAGGGCGTATAGAAGTTGCGTAGTAGAGTTTATGTTATTAGAAAAATACTTTATAGGATTTACGACTGATTCTTTAACAGATTTATATCCTGCGAAATGAATGACATACTCTACCTTTTCTCTTAATAACATTTGACATATTTGAGCAACATCTCTTTCAATATCTAGTTCATAAAACAAAGGTTTAGTACCAACAATCTCTTCAATACTATCAAGTACTGATATATTTGAATTTGAAAGGTTGTCAATTATAATCGGCTCATACCCATTCTCGTATAGTTTAACAATTGTATGACTTCCGATATAACCTAAACCTCCAGTAATTAAAACCTTTTTATTTTTCACTAACTTCTTTAATTAAATCAACAGAATGAGAAGGGTAGTTGCACAATCTGTGATCTACCATAATGTTAATCAATTCTTTAAATTTTGTTTTTGGTTCCCAACCCAATATTTCTTGAGCTCTTTTAGGGTCACCCAATAAATAATCAACTTCAGATGGTCTAAAATATTGAGAATCTACTTCAACAAGAAGTTTACCTGTTTTTGAATCGTATCCTTTTTCTTCTACACCTTCACCTTCCCATTTTATTTCATAACCCAAATGAGTTGCGGTAACTTCAACAAGTTCTCTAACTGCATGAACTTCTCCTGTAGCCAACACAAAGTCTTCAGGCTTATCTTGTTGTAGCATAAGCCACATACCTTCAACATATTCTTTTGCGTAACCCCAATCTCTTTTAGCTTCTAAATTTCCTATTTTTAGAGGCTTTCCGTTATTGCACTTAACTTCAACAAGCGCATCCACAACCTTCTTTGTTACAAAAGTACCACCCCTTCTAGGTGATTCGTGATTGAACAGAATTCCGTTGCACGCATAAAGATTATATGCTTCTCGATAGTTTTTTACAGCCCAAAATCCATAGATTTTAGCAACACCGTAAGGGCTTCTTGGGTGAAAAGGAGACTCTTCAGTATAACCAGTTTCAGGTCTATTATGTTCCATTCCTCCATATAACTCAGAAGTGGATGCCTGATAGAATTTTGAAGTTGGGCAATGAGCTCTCATAGCTTCTAATACAGCCATTGTACCTAATGAATCAACCATTCCTGTATAATACGGCATCTCAAAAGAAACTTTAACATGAGATTGAGCTGATAAATTATAAATTTCATCAGGTTTGATTTGCGAGATTATATTTGTCACAGCTAAAGGGTCTGTAACGTCTCCATAGTGAAGTACTAACTTACTAAATATATGTTCAAGCCTACCAGTGTTAAAAGACGAAGATCTTCTTATCACCCCATGAACCTCATACCCTTTCTCCAACAACAACTCAGCAAGATAACTCCCATCTTGTCCTGTGATTCCAAAAATCAGCGCTTTTTTCATTTTAAAGTCTTATATTATTTTTATTATAATTTTCAACAAACCAATCTATTGTCTTATTTATACCTTCGTCAAGTGGTGTAAATTCGAACCAATTCACATCCGACTTTGCTGGCTTCCTAAATTGACCATTAGGCTTGGTTTTATCAAATATAATTTTATTTTCAGAAATTCCAAATCTATCCGCAATAATCATAGCAACTTCTTTGATGGAATACTCTCTTTCATTTACAGCCATCAAAGGACTTTCTGATTTCCAATTTTCTACAGCCCAAAGAATAATCTTTGCCATATCTTCCGAATAAACAAATTGACGCAATGGAGAACCATCTCCCCAAACGACAAAATTTTCACCGCTTATAGATGCTTCGTGAGCTTTTCTTATTAAAGCTGGAATAAGATGAGAATTTTCTAAATTGAAGTTGTCGTTAGCTCCATATAAGTTTGTTGGTATGACCGAAATCCAATTTTTACCAACCACATTTCTATACATCTTAGTTTGGTAATACAATAGTCTTTTTGCGTAAGAATATCCATAATTAGAAAAGTGTGGCGCACCTAAATCAATTTTATCTGCAGTAAGCGGGTATTCAACTTTATCAGGAAATACACAAGTTGATAATATTGTTACAAGATTTTCTATTCTATGCTCTAAGCAGGAATTTAATACATTTTGGTCAATTTTTACATTCTTTTGGAAGAACTCAAAGTTTGCGTTCATATTTGCACCTACACCTCCCACTTTTGCCGCACAATGTATAATTGTATCTACCGATTGATTTGTTGGTAAAGAAAGTAGTTTTGAAAAACTATCTTTTTCTAGATTATATTCTGAGCTACTAAAAGTGAAAGCTTCAATTTTATTTTTAACAGCACTACCTAATAGTCCATTACCGCCTGTGACAATAATTCTATTTTCCATAAATTATTTTATTAATGAAGTTAATATGCAATTGCAAATTCTTTCAATTTCTTCATCTGTAAGATTTGGATGATTTGGAACATACAAACCACAAGAATCAACAATTGAAGCGTTTGGCAATTCTTTTCTTCCGTATTTTTTTACATAGAAAGGCTGAGTCCCCATAGAGCCGCATATCAAAGGTCTACACTCAACACCATTATTTATTAATTTGTCAACTATTCTTTTTTTTTGTTCAGAACTTACTGCAATTATAGGAATACAGAAGCTAGATGTGAAGCTATTGTCCGTTTCTTTTGGAAACCAAGTATGACCTTTTAATAAGTCAGAGAATTTTTTAAAATTCTCGTTTCTTTTTGAAATCATATCATCAATCTTTTTGAGTTGCCCTATTCCTATAACAGCTTGCAAGTCAGTAGATCTTAAATTGAATCCTGGTACATAAAAAGTATAAAGAGATGAAAATGAATCTACATTCCAATCATTTCGTAGTTTTCTTTGCGTTTCAACATCCAAATCTCTATCCCACCCATGACTTCTAAGCTGTTTAATCATATTATAAACAGCTTTATCGTTAGTGCACACCATACCACCCTCTATTGTACTCATAGTGTGCCCAAAATAAGTTGAAAAAGAAGACATCAATCCAAAATTACCCAATTTCAATTCGTTTACTGATGTGCCTTGGCTTTCACAATTATCCTCCAATAAAATAACATCGTATTTTTTACATAAACTTACAATCTTATCAATTTCAGGAGCTAACCCTAACACAGATACTAAAACTAGAGCAGACGGAGCTTCTTCTTTAAAAAGCTCTTCTAAATGCTTTAAATCAACAGATAAATTATCTAGATTACAATCTACTAATATTGGTTCAAATCCTAGATGAATTGCTGGCGATAAATCTGTAGCCCAACTCAATGCTGGTATCGCAATCTTATTATTCCTTAACTTATAAAGTTCTTTCAATGCATAGAACATCAGTAGATTTGCGGATGATCCTGAATTAACAAATACAGAATATTTACACCCCATCCACTTTGACCACATTTCTTCAAATTCAATCGTCTTTTCACCTTTAGTCAATTTAGGGTACGTCTCTAACCATGATATCAAATTGTCTATATCATTATTGTTAATTGTGTCTTTTACTAAGGTTATTTGATTATTCGTTGCATTCATTCTAAAATATAATTAGCACTTATTTATGAAGCAAATACTTCTATAGGAATGCACGGAGTATATATTTTTTTCCCAATAATTCATTTCTTGAAAAGCGTGTGTATCATCCATTTTTCTATTGGCATAACCACTTTTACCATTAGAATTAGAATAGTCGATAAACAATTTAATGTCATTTATGAAAGTATCATAATTTTCATTAATAAACCAACCTTCTGTGATGTTATTTCTTTCCCAATAATTTGTATGTAAATCTTCAACTACATAATACCCTCCATTTTTTAATAGTGGGAATAAACAATAAAAACTTTTTCTAATATCTATACTTTTATGGCTTCCATCATCAATTATTATATCAAATGGTCCATATTGTTCGCTAACTCTTTTTAAAAAATCTTCATCTGATTGATTCCCAACTTCTATTTCCACTCTATCTTCTTTTAGATGAGTTAAATCCGTTAAATCTATACCAACTATTGTAGAGTTCTCAAAATATTCTTTCCACATTTTTAATGAGAAACCATTTTGGATTCCTATTTCCAAAACTTTCAGATTATTAAATCTTATTTTTTCAAAATGATTTGCGTAATGTTCTGTATAATTATGTGATATACTAGATTTATCTGTTTTATGTTCTATGGCTATTTCGTCTAATGTTTTCATATTTTACATAGATTTAATCTTTAATCCAATACACCCCGCATGAATCAACTGTTTTTATTTCATTTGTTATATTATTCTTTTGTCTAAAATCAGTTACTGCTTTTACACAGTTTGGCAGGCAGTAGTCATCAACAATAATCACCCCTTTTGAATTAACCTTGTGGTATAAATTTTCAAACACATCCATAGTAGAACCGTACATATCTCCATCAAACCTTAGTAGTGCTAAATTTTTTATGTTATCATTATTTTTTAGAGTGTCACTAAACCAACCTTTCAGAAAAATTACAGATTCATCAAGAGCGTTGTATAGTTTGAAATTTTCTGTAACTTGATCCAATGAAACACTAAGATATGGTATAGTGTGATGGATGTCACCTTCATCTACTGGGTATTTATCTGAATCAGGAGGTGGTAGTCCAGCAAAAGAGTCTGCTACAAACACATTTCTATTTAATGAATACAAATCATTATATAGCTTTATAAATATAGAAGCCCCTCCTCTCCACACGCCAGTTTCTATAAAGTCTCCGTCTATATTATTTTTTCTTATATAATCTAAAGTTTCGTGTAAATTATTCAATCTCTTAACTCCCACCATAGTATGAGCTCTTTCTGGCCAATCCATACCACCCATTCTTTTCTCTTCCACTGAAGAGTTTATAATGCTATTCATAACATCAACACCTGGGAATTCTTTTGTATCAAAAAAAGAGTTTCTCACCTCATCATTATAAACTGTATCGGTTAATACCCTTTTTAAAAAATCTAATTTAATTTTATTGTTTTCCATGATTTTTATATAAAAAATTTATTATATTTTGTTTTATTTTCTATTAGAAAAAGAGGAAATGAATCATCAACCTCCACTTTTCGTACACTTTTTCCTCGACCAAATATATCGTTTCCGCTCTTTACATTTTCTTCTATATTTGATTTTATAGAATCATTGTTGTATTCTTGGTGAGAAAAAGCTTCTATTTTTTGTTTTATTTTTTCGATGCCACCCAAGAAAGAAAAATGCCAACCTAAATTAGGTAATGAGTATTCAGTCTCCCTTAATCTTCTTACTTCGTTTACAAAATCTTTTTTTAAATATCTATATCTGCATATTTTTGTTCCAATCCAAATCTCATCTAATCTGTAGTTCAAAAAATAATAAAACATATGCTGTTTAGAAGTTATAGGTAAATCTAATAAAATATCTTCAAAATTACAAATGTTTAAGTTGGGTATTTCATCTAAATCTGATAACATTACTATATCATTATCATCACAATTAGTTAAACACCTCAACATACACTCTCTTTGAAATATTTCCCTACCCCACTGTGTTTCGTTTCTCGGCCAATAAGTAGTATTTTCTATATAAGATGCTATGTTTTTAATAACCTCAAGTTCTTTAGGGTTGTCAAATTTGTAATTTTTTTCATCAAAACAAGATTTGATATTTACAAAATCTTCTGGAGTATCTTCTATTTTTTTGTAAATTATTTTATCCTTAAAAGAAGAAAATCTATGCATGTTTTCTTCTAGTATAAACGATTTATCTTTTCCAGAAAATGTTTTGTTTGATTCCACTATAACAAAATAGTCTACAAACTGATTCATTATATTTAGTCTTATTTCTAATAAATCAAGTTCATTAAAAAAAATAAAACAATCATACACTTTTGGTTTACTCATTTTTAATTTTTTTATATTCATCAAGTTCTTTTCTACAATCTTCATAACTAAAAAGATTACCTTCTTTGTCAATATAGTTCCACCCTGGAGTCATTATGTCATCAGTTGACCAAAACCCATCTGAAATATTGTGTTTAGCCCAATATTTAGGAGCTATTAAAAATTGCAAATCAACATTTGTATAAGCTGCCCACCAACTAAAGCTAGAGTTAGATAATATCAAATACCTTGCTTTGTTTATTATAGAGTAGTCGTGTTCAATCGGTCCTCCTAAATGATGACTAGCCTTGAAAGAATCTTCTGCACTAAACTCTGATGATCCTATTATTTTTACACCAGGCAGTATACTCTTGGCATATTGAACATCATCTGTTACTATTACAAATTCAATTTTTTCATTAACTAGCTTTATTTTTTCCATAGAATTAATAAAATAGCTCTTCGGTAATATAGTGTCTGAAACTCCTCTAAAATCACCTCCACGTATATGAACAACGCATACATTTTCACCTAAATGCGTATTGTCAACATTACCCTCATCTTTTATTTTCAGCCATTTTAATATGTCATCTTTTCTATGATGGATATAACCTACAGATTGCATGACGCCCTCTATTTTAGTATTATCGCACACACTAACTAAGTTTAAGTCTAATGGTGAGATATCACATCTAAAATAAGGGTGTTGTTCGTACTTTTCCCTGTAATAAGAAGCTATTCCATTCGGAAGAGTTATTGGAGGTCCTCCCTCTGGGGATTTACCTCCAATAACCTGCTTACCGAAATCTAAATTTAATATATTATTGCCTTTGAATTTTTCAGGAGATATTATACCAAAACCAAAATCGTTATCAGCAGCAATAACCCTAGTTACAGCATAACACCATAATTGATTGCCTAAGCCTTGACCATTATACAATTCCGTTACAATCATAATTAATCACACATAAAATCCTCTGCTGATTTATTAAACTCAGAAGATGATTTAAATAAATTGATTAAATTAGAATCAACTACTGTTGGATCCACATACCAATCTTCAAACGGAGATAAATCATCAGTTCCAAGCGGACCAATATTAGCTATATTACCTACTATCAGTTCATAACCATGAGACTTTAAGAATGCTCTTGATTCTTCCCTATTCTTAAGAGACTCTTCTTCTCCATTTGAGTTATCATAAAAGTCTGTTTCAAATGCTATTACAGAGAATCTATATTTGTCAAAAGGCAACTTCTTTAAACAAGCTAATGTTTGAGATTGTGGCTCGACATCAACTTGGAGAAAATCTATTCGGCTACCATAATTATTATCTTGAAAGAATTTATCATAATCTACTTCAAGGGCATCTCCTAGTATGAAATCATTTTTTCTGCCATTGTTTACAAACGTATCTTTAGATGACGGGTCTATATCTACAGATAGACCTCTCCATCCAAACCTACTCTCTAAGAGAAATGTATTATTAATAAACACGGCATCCATAGCGCCTATTTCCAAATATGTTCCATTCTTTTTACCGTTTAACATTGTTAATACAAACATATCCTGATAAGCTTGCGAATAATTTCTATCTATTGTTTCGCACCCTTCAAATTTGTATTTTAATCGGTCTAATTTACTGCTATCGTATAGTATCATGGTTTTATAAATTTTTGTTTTTTAAAAGAACATCTGCTGCAAAAACTTGTACAACTTCCCAATTATCACCCATAAGTTCAATGATTTTATTTAGACTTGGTTCATTTTCATAGTATTCTACATTGCTATATTCTGTATACATATATCTAACTTTATCAATGAGAGAATTTTTCCCTCCCGATATCATTAAATCCTCAGCGCCTTGCACATCCGCCCAAATAAAATCTACAATTTCTATTGAGTTGTCTTTGATAAAACTATCTATAGTTGTAACAATTACATCAAAACTATTTTCAAAATTTATCATAGGCCATGTTTTTTGAATATTTTCTATATTTGGGTTTTTTAAAGATGATGAATATATTGTAGAGGATTGGTTAAATGTTGTTAAGCCGTCCTTGTCTCCAATTGCTATTTCATGCAAAAACACCCTAGAATCACTTACTCTCTTTTTAAACTCTTCTATGTTTCTAGGATCTGGTTCAAAGCAAAATAGTTTAAAAGATGACTCATTAAATGTGTTGATAAATTCCAAAGTATCTATCCCGTCTGCACACCCTATTTCAAAAATAACAGGAGCGCTGTTATTTATTAGGTTTTTTATTTCTTGTTTTGTTATTGACATTTTATAAATACAAGTTTAAGTTTTCTTTATGAAAACCAAAGGTTTTCTGATTAGGCACATCATCACATTCTAGTTCTTTTGAGAACTTTCCAGCAATTTCAACTGGTGCATATTTAATTCCGTTCTCTATTAATGTTTTTCTATGGGCAGCTGTTAAAAACCCATCTTCATTATAATACCCTTTATAGGGGAGAAATGGAATTTTAAGTTCGGACGGGAGGTTTAAAAGTTTTTTACTCCTAAAAGAAAAACCGCCATTTCCAACTCTTATGTTTACATTGTCATCATTAAAAAACTTATTTTTAGGCCACGGAGCTCCAATATAGTCATATTCAAAAAAAATATCATCCCAACACTCTGGATTTATTACAAATCCATCATATTGAATCACTAATACAAAATCTGTCTCTATATGATTTTTTAAGTCATATATCATAAATCTACTATATTCATCTATGTTATTGATAGGGTTGCATTTTTCTGTTTTTATTTTTTCGTGAACAATATTTTTATCTGTAATTAATTTTACATCATAAAAATCAATAAATTGACAACTTTTTTCTAACGCATTTATTGTTTCATCAATCTTTATTGAGGTTACTGCCACTAAAGTTACATTTTTCAGACTAAGCATTTTTTGGAACTAAAATAGTTAAACCATTGTTGTTTGTCAACCTTTCTCTAATTACCCAATTTCCCTCTTCTAAAAATTCATCTAAAGCTCTTCCTATGCCGTCTTCATTATTGGTTTCTCCTTTATCTTTAAAACTTTCTGTATCATGCAGTATGATGTATTTTTTAGCCTTATTTGAGTGCAGTTCTAGCTCTTTTTTTAACTGGCTATAATTATGGAGAGTGTCTAGAAACAAAAGGTCACATTCAGGAATTTCAATTTCTAGAGTACTACCTAACATAAATCTAAAATTAATGTCATTTTCGTGCGCCAATTGTTCTACTAAATTAATGTTACAACCACTAGGGTCGTGGTTAATGTAGGTAGATGGGTGTATTATATCTACTGATATTAACTCTTTAGGTTTGCCAGCTAAAAAAGCCCAAGTAGAAACAATACTTCTAACTCCAGCTTCTACCACTACATCACAATCCTCTGTATATTTTTTTAATACAGGTAAATGCTCATTTATATCATTACTTATTAAGCATTTTTGTTTGAATATGTCTTCAATTTTTTCCATTTTTATTTTTTAAATTTTTCTGTTACAATATTTTTTTCTATTTCTTGTGTTTCTGCACTTACATTGTTTCCAACTTGACCTCCCCAAGTTCTGTTTACTACAGTGTGTTTATCTAATATAATTGGCTCTCCAAACTCATCATAAAGTCGTCTATAATAGTCAACATCCATTAGCCATATCAAATTTTTATCAAAATCTATTGCAGCCTCTCTTCTTACCGTTAATACAGATGGTGCGCTAATAGAATTAGGTTCTCCCAAAAATATGTCTTCATAAAAATACGGTTCAAAAGGATAATATAAGTCTTGACCATTATTACTATGGTAGCAAGAGCTTACAAGCCAATGTTTATCTGGATTTAATTCTAAAGAATCTATTGTCAATTGAATTGATTCTTCGTTTAACAAGAAATCATCTTGAAATAAATATTTGACATACTTTGTTTCTTCGGATATTTTTTTCAGGGCAAAATTTAAGTTTGATGATGAACTCTTCTCTGATCCTGTATTCAAAAAATATTTGATGTTTAATTTTTTATCCCAAGCTTTAACGGCTTCAAAAATATCTGAATTATTTGATTGGTCTGAAATCAACACTTCTATATTTTTATAGCTTTGTGAGTAGATTTTTTCAAGAGAAAAGTTTAAAAACGACACACCCTCACCTCTCATCTCATAACAAGGTATAATAATAGTTATTAAAGGCTTATTTTTGTCCATACTATTTTATTTTTTTTCAATTATATTAATTATTACGCTCTTAAGTCTATCAACAATAGTAATATATTTTTGAGCTAATTCAAAGTTTTTTTCTACAGAAAATATCCTACTAATATAATCTTCTTCGGTCAATGAATTACATACGCTTAAAATGTCTTCAAAATTATTCACCACAAGAACGCCATTTATGTCAAAGTATTTGTCGATATTTGGCGCACCAAAGTAAATAGGAATTGTCTTAGTTACAAAACAATCCATAATTTTTTCAGTAAAGCAATTGGACTGCTGAGAATTTTCTATACAAATATGGAACTGAGAATCAAACAAAGGCTCTTTTTGTTCACCCAAGATTTTGTTATTAGCAAAATTTTCCACACCTCCATATTTACTAATATAAAAATCCTTTGGCGTTTTTATACTATTTTGTTTATAATGAATTTTTTGTCTAAGTTTATGTCCGACTGCATAGTTTTTATGACCAGTAAGATGAGATACTTGAAATTTTTTATCAGAAAAATTATAGTTGTGCACCCAGGATGTTCCAAATAACATCAGGTGTGCATTTTCACATTGTTTTAATATTTCCTCATCATAAGTCAGAATAGCATCAAACTTATCTTTATTATCTATAGCTGTGCTCCTAAAATTACTAATAGCCTCCATTTCTTTTACCCATAAAATCTTAAAAGAATTTTTAGCTGGATTATATCCATTAAGACTATCAATAAACAATTCTATAGGTTTAGCGTATTCTACTTCTATATTAGGCCAAGACGGATCTATATTGCTAACAATTAGCTGTTTCATCGATTTCTTTTTTTAGTAATTCAAACTTTTTATCATCAACCTCAACATTATCTATAGAAATTCCATAAAATAATTTGTAATACAAAGCAAATCTTTTAAGAGCCCAATCTACATATGATTGATTTGTTTGCTCTGCCCCTTGAAAATGAAATTTCATTCCAGATCCGACTCCAGCAAAATGCATTAGGTTTTCTCCGAAATCCATGTCGCTATTCAATTCTTCATATTTATTTTTTCTGTTTCCCTCAAGAGTTAAACCTCCAACCAAATCTACATTTAGAAAATAAGACTTACCTCCATTTTTTAAAATATCAAAAGAAACAGGATCAAAGTAATCTAATATTGGATGATTCAAAGGATTGTGAAAACCAACAATCATATTTCTTAAATCAACAAAACTATAGTCGCTTATTTTTGTTTTGTTAAACGCATAAAAATATGTTTGAGAAACATCTGATAATTCAGACAAATCTGTTCTACCATTCATATTATTTTTATAACATCTAACAGGTCCTATTAAATCGTATCCTTCATCAATTTTATCGTACAACAAAGAAAGAGATTCTTTTTGAAATATTACATCGCTATCAAAATGAATGATGTAATCAAATCCTTTTGAAAATTCTTTTATGACCCTAGCTCCTATGTGAGCAGTTCCTAGGTGACCATGCTTAAAACATTCTTTAAGCTCCAAATCTTCACTCAGTTCAATATATTCTACATTTTTGAATTTACCCAACTCTTTAAAGTCTTTGTGAGTACCAAATACGTGAACTATAGTATCGGGATGATGCCTAAAAAAAGATTCTAAACATTTTTTTAATATTAGACCACACCCATAAGATTCTGTGAATATAAAAGCCTTATTCTGCATATAATTTCTTTTTTAGATTAATTATTTCCATCTTTTCTTCTGTGTTTAAATTCTTAAACATAATCCAATCATTTTCCATAATATGAAGCAATGGATTTGTAACATAAGAAGGTGGATGCCACATGTGAAACATATCTACTAAAGGACTATCTGCAAACCCGACTTTTGAAACAGCGTTAACTTTCTCCCAAAAAAATTGGTCTTCTGCAGCATACCCCCAAAATAACTCAGGATCAAAACCACCAACCTCTTCAAACAATTCTCTCTCTATAAAGATTGATCCGCCTTTTGACCCAAGCGCAGGTTGACCATTAAACATAGGTAAGCTAACTTCTGGAGAATCTTGATTGAAATTGTTATAATCTATTTCTTTTTCTATAACTCTTTTAGTTAAGCTTTCAGACATATATAGAACTCTTCTACCTCCGTATGGCTGTATACACTTTTGTTCTCCTAGGTTTTCAAAAAGCTCGTTAAAAAAGTTTTCCTTGACTAAAATGTCCAAGTCATGCAGTAAATAGAACTTAGCATTATTTCCATATTTAACACCAAAATTATAAGCAAAACTTCTACTATATTGGTCGGACACATTACCTTCTGTCCACATATAACTAGCTCTTCCTTTCACAAGCTTCATATGCTCTGGAAATGTATTATGATCCACAAACGTAATAGTGATTTTTTTATTTGGAGTATTTTTTATCGCATTTTCAAAACTCTCTATTAGTGGCATAGTAAAATTCTTTCTTCCTCTGCAACCAATTATAATATTGACATCAAACTCTTCATCATTTAGCAAGTTGATTATTGCGTTTGATTTTATAGACTCATAGTCTATTTTGTTTTCATTTATCTTAAACTTCAATTGATTAATCATACTTCGATTGTTTTTTTTAAATATTTTTTTAATACTTCTTCGTTATATGTTTCAGGAAAATTTATTTTTTTATTGGAAATAAAACCATTTAATTGTGAATCATTTACATAATAAGAACCGCCACCATCTACTATGCTAATTTTTGAATTTGATTGTAGTTCTTTTTTGATAATATTAGATATTTCCAATACACTGATTTTCTTGCTAAAATTAACATCAATTATAGAATTTGAAAATTCTCCAGAATCTATAACTCTAGATAAAACATTTGAAATATCTTCTATATCAACTAAATATCTATATGCATTTTTTTGAATGAACACATCTTGGTTTGAAGATAATTTTTCTTTTAAAAAATTGAATAGCGTGAAATTATTTTTTGTATGTCCAATTACTATCGGTAGCCTGAAAATAATAAACTTTTGTGCGTTTTTTTGAATATAATCTTCTATGAATTTTTTATGTTGAACATATTTAGTATCTTTTAAACTATCATCGTTCACACTACACGTACTAAAGTATATTATTAAACTATTTGTATTTTCTTGAATACAACTTTTTAGTAAATTTATTTCTCTTTGGAAGTTTTCATCGGAATTTTCAGCGGAATTGGACACACCAGATGCATATATAATAACGTTTTCGTTTTTTATATATGAACCAAAAGCCTTTGCCAACATTCCATTTCCTATAACCATTATAAACTTTCTAATCTAGTGTATTTATTTTTCGACCTCACATAGTTAGCAAGTTCGACTTGTCTTGATTCATTTAAAGCACCATCTCTTGTAACATTAGCTACATTATACACAAGTAATGCTTCTGAAATATGTCTACTTCTTTCTGAAGCCATTTCTAACATAGGAAGCATCATAGCTTGATCTCCAGCTGTATCCAACCACTCACCATCTTCTCTCTTAAAATCTTCTAAATTAATTTTAAGAAATAACTCTCGTCTATAGGTTCTTAAATGAGATGCCAACCATCTATATTCCCTGAACGAGTTATTTTCTACTACTTCCTGTGGATATGGCTGATATATTGAAGAAACGTCTCTATATGGAAATTCTTCATATGTACCATAAGTCATCCATACATCTCCAGAGTTATAAACATCATTTAACTTACTAAGTACTTTTCCGTGCTTAAGCCAGTCATCACCATCCACCGATACAACTATTGAGTTTGGTCTAGATAATTCTGTAAGCCACAAAAAATTAGCTATCTGAGGTATTCTTACTTCGTTTTGGTAAATTTTTAATCTAGGAAATTCTTTTGCATATCGCTCGGCAATTTCAAAAGTATTATCATCAGACAATGCATCAACCAATACAACTTCATAATTGTCATATTTTTGAGTAAGACAAGTATTTAGACACCTTTCAATCCAATCTTTATGATTGCAAGTGTCTATGGCTATGGTAAAAAAATTCTCCATTTATTTATAATCTTCTATTTTGTTAAAAGATTTTTTGTTTGATATTTCTGTATGAATATTCCACTGAAGCTGCTGATTTACTTTATCATCGCTAATTGGATTATTTCTGTTGTAAATATACAGAATTGTATCATTAAATGCAACTTTTTCTACGCCAGCCATTTCTAGAATAGGGAACATAATAGCGACATCATATGTCATTTTATAAAAATCTCCATCAGAATCTTTCATACAGGAAAACTCAGAATCTTGTTCTTTTATTTTTTGATAAAGACCTGCCTTAAAAGTTCGTAAATGAGATACTCTAAACGGTGACTTTCTGATGTTTTTAAATTCTTCTGCAGAATATGCAGACGCAAAACCTCTACGGCCATCTGTCCAATTGGCTTGACCATACATAATCCAACAATCATTCTGATTATAAAAGTCATTTATATAAGAAAGCACATTTTTATTTGGCAACCAATCATCACCATCAATCAAAACAACAATATCATCAGGATCACAATGATTCATAATAGCATCGTGTATGTTTTCTAAAGCAGTTTTTCTAGTTTCATTTTTAATAATAACTGCCTTTTCATTATCGTGAGGCAGTTTTTCAAATGAACCATCTGTTGAACAATCGTCAACAAATAATACTTTAAAGTTGTCATATTTTTGAGACATAAGCGTATTAACGCAAGTTTCTAAAAATTCCCCTGGATTATAAAAAGGGGTAATTACTTTTATGTTATTCTTCATCTTTAATGTATTTTTCTAATTCTTTGTCTAAGTCTTTAAGTTGTTCTAATAACTCAAAATCTATTTCTTTATTTGAATTATTTGAATAAACTACTTCTATTTTACTTTCTACCCTAGAAGGCATAATGACTGTTTTGATATACTTTGGAAGTGTTTCTGAAAAAGAGTGAGACACTTTATCCATTATTGCCTCTGCATCTTTTGTATCTAAATTTCCAATATTTACATAAACACCAAGTAGCGCAAATGGAGAAGCGCTATATTCGTGATGAGGATATATGTCTTTAATAAGAGATATCTTTTCCGATTCACTTTCTCTAAGTAAATGCGAATACTCTAATTTAAATGGTCCGCCAGGAACATTAATTTCACCACCAAACTTGCCTCTTACATTTCCAAGGGCCTCTTTTAGTAATGCAGTAAAATATCTACAAACCCAAGAGGTTTCTATTTTACTAAGACTATTGTCAGTTATATTTTGAAAAACACTATTTTCCTTTGCTTTAGAAAGTTGGTAGTAATATAAAAATGTTGATGATGCTTCGTCAAATAACGCATCTACAATTTTATCATCCAATTCTAAATTCATCGTAGGGCTTCCCAATCTAGATTTAGCCCTTTCTATAATATAATGCTTTGACATTTATTTGTATTTAAATTCTATCTCTTGATGACACCCTACAATATTAGAAAAGTCCATAGACTCCAAGTCTATAATTTTTCCAGACAAATATTCATCATTTAATTGCTTTACTCCAATTCCGAAATCAGCAGAATGTCTATTTGGGTGTGTTGAATTTACGATATTATTTGGAGTATTGACTAGTACATTACTTTTAAAAGAAACCATTTTTTCTTTAGGAAACGTATCAAAAATTTGAAGATTGCCCTCGAAAAGATTAGGATTGGTAAATGATACTTTTTTGGTAAGCTTTAAAATATCTTTCGTTCTAAATATATGCCCATCAACTGATAATGGATATCCAAAGTCTAGGTAGTGCAAAGACCAATTCCATTTTATTAACTCATCTAAATCCTCATAGTTTTTAAGAACGTTTTCCGTGTTCATAGTATAGCAGAAAGTAACATTAGTTCCCAATCTTAAAGAGAAGCAAAAAACATCATCATCTGCTCTTATAGAATTCTTTACGCTTTCTACATCAAATGGTTGGTAAATAATATCATCGTCTGTAAAGAAACAGCTAAATTCACTCTCAGAATTTAAGAGAGTCAAAACATCTTCTTTGAAATTATCTGTTTGCTCTACAAAATTACACAAGCTAGAAAATTCGCCTTTTACTTTTTCATATCCTTTTTTAAATTCTTCATTAGAAGAAGTATATATTACATTCAAATTAAATGCATGTGGTGCGTTTTTTTGAATACTATAAAGAAGCAACCTTAATTGTGATGCTCTATCTTTTGAAAAGATTATTGCATTAATCATAAAATTTGTTTTTTTATTTCATTTAATTGATCTTCCTGTTGAACACCGACGGTTTTATTTTGAATTGTGCCTTTTTTGAAATATAAAATTGTAGGAATGCTTCTAATGCCATACTCAGACGCTAATTCAGAGTTTTGATCTACATTTACTTTTACAACCTGAATGTCTTCATTTTTTTGAGCATAATTTTCTAATATAGGAAGTTGTGTTCTGCATGGCCCACACCACTCTGCCCAAAAATCTACTATTGTTATTTTGTCTGAGGAAATTAATTCTTTAAAATTTTCTTTATTCCCAACTATGAAATTTTCCATATTCTTTTTTTTTTACTTATTTATTAATGAGTTCGAAAGAAATTTATATAATATACTTTCGAAAATCAAATTTTTGGAATATTTATTATAAAAAAGTTATATGAAAAAAATAACCCCATCGGACATCAGAGCTGCTATTGTTGAGGAGGCTTTAAAAAGAAAGGAAAAAAAACAACTTTATGAAAATGCTAAAAGCATTAATAATAGATTGGCTCAACTAAACGAAGTTAGCTGGGTTGGAACATTTGGTTTTCAAAGTCCTTCAGACAATTCAAGCAAAACAAAAACTGGATTTGTTAATGATTTCCAAAACATATCTCATATTGCAGAACTAGAAAGAGAAATGCAAGCTGAGGAGTCAATGATTCAAGAAGATACAGTTGATGAAATGACTAAATTAAAAGAAGAAATCGAAGCTCTTAAAAAAGAGAACGAAGAATTAAAAAATAAAAAATAAAAACTTAAAATAAAGAGCTATGGCTATCAAAACAACTTGGACAGAAGTAAATCAAATCATTAAGGAAGAATTCCAAAGAGTGATGGAGAAGAAAAATATTCAAAACAGAATTCAACAAATCAACGAAGAGTTGGCTTTGATGGAAGACGAAGACACTTCTCTTATGAAAGACGAAAACTTAGAAGAAGTTGAAGCTGGGGGCGAAATGAAAGTTAGATCTCATGCTTGGACTGGTGAAGAGGATGGTGATACTAAATGGACTCCTGAGTTTGAACACAAAGGTTCTCATCTTTTAGAAGATGATGAAATCGAAGTTGGTGACGACGAAGAAGGAGATGAAGAAATTAATCTTGCTGATGAATTTGCTGAACTTGGAGCTGCTATCGAAGCAAAAATTATGGCTGCATTAGGTCGTGTAGATCACGAAGACTCTGAGGCTTCTGAAGAAGAAACTCAAGGAGACGATGAAGAATTTGAAGAGGTTGAGGTTGAAGAAGAGCCTAATGAAGAAGATGAGGAGCCTACTGAAGAAGATGAAGATGCTGTAAATGAATACAGAGAAACTGTTCAAGCAGATGAAGAAGGAAGTTCTACAACAACTCACGATATGCCAAAAGAGTCTATAAACGAATCGACTTCTAGAAGAAACAAAAAATACCTTAATGTTCTTTCTGAAGGAATGGACTCAAGAAGACAAAATGCTTTAGAAAGCGAAATTGAAAGAATGAGAAGATTGGCGAGATTGGGTAACAACGACTAATATCTACTCTTGAAAATAAAATAAAATATTAGACACCCGCTATTTATGCGGGTGTTTATGTTAATAACAAGTTCTAAATTAAAATAACATGAAAGTAAACATCAATATTTTAAAAGAATATATACAAAAAGAAGGATTGAGATTGATGAACGAATCTGAAACTTTAGAAAAGCTTGAATCTACTATTGAAGACATAGATGAAGGTCTTATTGATTTATATGAGAAAAAATTTGACAAACTAAAGAAAGATGAAGAAAAGGCTGTGGCAGACGAAGAGTTTTCTGAACTAAAGAAGATTAAAGATGAGCAGGCAGAAGTTCTTGATAAGTTGATTAAATTTTATGAGAAAAAAGTAGAAATACTAAATAAGATTGGAGACGAAATTAAGGGCGATGCTAATGAAGTTGGAACAAAAGGCAGAGGTGTTTTTGATAATAAAAAATTAGACGAGTTTAAAAACGAAGATTTTACAAAAGGTACAAAAGTTAAAATTGCAGGTTCAGCTAAACATTTTAAAGCAGAAAAGGTAAGTGAAAATAACACATACAATGTTTTAGAATCAAACATAACAGGTTTAGAACCTGGAGATTTTCTAAAAATTTCAGATATGAAAGTTGGTGGATCTGGTCAAGTAACTGTTTATAGAAAAATTGGAGAAAGATTTGATGAGCTTAAATCTATGAAGTTCAATAATGTTACTGAGATAGTTAAAAACCCTTCATAAAATAAATAAGATTAAATAAAAAAAGCCCTCTAAATTGAGGGCTTTTTTTATGACTTCTGTTCGCTATCTTCATTTAAAACGATTCTTCCGTCATTTGTAAGTAGTTGCGAATTAGCTTTTTCTACCATTCCAGCTTTCGGTCTCTTCAGATTGTTTTGTTTAAAAACTTCTTTAAGCGCTTGATCTGGGTTCATAAGCTCGTTAACAAACTTCTTACCTTCTGGTTTTAATTCATTAGGATTGTTCATAACTTTTTATTTTATAGATAAATAGTATAAAATTTTAAGTATTTTTCATTGTGTCAGGCATTTTACCTGCGGCTTCCAATTCTTCAAACCTATCAATAATATCAATAAGTATTTTTTCCCTTACAATATCTTCTCTTTTAAATTCAAAAGACGCACACCCTGGAATATCTTTTATAACTTCATTAAAGAAGTCAACTGCTACATATCTTTTTCCGATATCATTTTGCTTTGTATCTCCCATAAAAACTATTGTACTATTTCTACCAAGTCTTGTTACAATACTTTTTAGTGCTTTGATATCGAAGTTTTGGAACTCATCAATAATAATGAAAGAATCTTTTAGAGTTCTTCCTCTTAAGAATTGAGCTGGCTTAAACTCTATCATCTTTTCAGCCCAAAGATGTCTAAAATCTTTTGTTTCTAAAAACTCGTCAAATGCATCTGTAAATGATTCAACATACTCTTTTAGCTTTTCCTCAAGTGAGCCTGGTAGAGCGCCTAAATCTTTTGTTCCTGATAAAACCTCTGTTGGCTTCGAAAGGATTATCTTTTGTCTTTCTTCAGATAAAAACATCTGCATTGCTGCGTAACAAGCGATAAATGTTTTTGATGTCCCTGGAGGGCCTGTAACTGTAATTATCTTATTTGACTGGAGTATTTCTACTAACTCTTTTTGTTTGTCTGTTAAACTAAATTTCAGACGTTTCATTCGCATAAATTCTTTAGCGATTCTTTGCATAGAACCTATAGAGTCCATGTCTTCTTGAGCATATCTAGGAGTTCTTTTCCCTTCTCTTTTCTTTATAGCCATAAATACTTTTTTTAAATAATAAGCTTTATTCTAAATAATGTAAATAATTTAATTAACAAAAAAACTAGATATTTATAAAGAAAATTAATATGGCCGAGAAAATAAATATCGATGAATTAAAAGTAATGATTGCAAATCAGATAAAAAACGAAAATCTACATGAAGTTTTGGATGGTGCAAACATTGAAGAGATTGCTAGAAATATTTTAAGTAAACACAAGAGAGATGATGCAGTTAATGCAATACCTGATGTAATACCTGAAAATACAGAAGCTCCTGCAATGGCTACGAGTGCTGTTTCTATGCCGAAGCCAGAAGAAGATGCTGTACCTACAGCTAGATATTTTAATCCTGGCAATGGTTTGGATGATTTTGGTACAGGTACTACAAATAGCCCAAATCAAATAGATCAAAGTACATCTGGAAACATACCTTCATATGAACCTGCGCTTCCTTCTTTTATGGATAAAATTGAACCCGCTAAGGTTATAGTTTTTGATATGAATGAACTAAGCGAAGGAGGAGAAAACCTATCTCATAAACCTCTTAGAACTTTTGAAAATCCTGATGTTAAAAAATCTATGAATGATTTATGGATTGATGAAGGGAAAAGAAAGGCAGATGTATACATTGTTAAACTAGAAAAAATTGGATGTTTAGATTTTAACTACGCAAACGGAACAACTAGATTTGACGAAAAAAGATTTGATCCTGACTTTGCAGTTCAAGCAACATATAGAGAAAATCCATACGCTGCAGATAACGCAATGAAGTCAGTTGAGGCTCAATCAAATGTTATGAATCAGATTTCTACAGCAGTAGATTTAGAAGGAGTTGTGAAAAATATAGTAATGGACTTGATAAAAAAAGGAATTACGACTGATTTACCACAAGAATCTTATGGATATGATAAATCACAAGCAGTAAAGCCAATGGAGGAATCTGTACCAGGTTATGCCGCCCGTGGAATGTTTAAATCAGGAGGAGATATAGATGAAATAAATGATGTTGCTGATTATTTTGATTTGAATATGGCTAAACTAGTTGATGATAATGGTTCTTTTATGAAAGCTGAACTTCCTGAATCGCTAAAAGAGCATATAGGATCTGGGGATAGAGAATTTTTGAAAAACGAAAATCAAGAAGTAGAAGAATGGCATTTTGATGGCACGTCTTATTTCTTGCCAAAAAATAGAATATCAAAAAACAAAGGTTATGTTTTTAAAAACTAATTGATATTATTTTGAGATTCTAATACATTTAAATAAAAAAAAATATGTGGAAAATAACTAATACTTCAAATCCAGCACAAAATATTAAAGTTGCTGTAGCTAAAAATAATGTTACTACAATAGGTGTGATATTAGAACCAAATCAATTTTGTATTACAGACTCTAGAATGACTTCTTCTGTAGATGCACAAACAAAAAGAAAATTCATTGCAATAGAGCAAGATTATAAAAATGATTTAGGATTGGAATTATGTCAGGCGTATAATCTTTCTGAATTGGATGAAGCTAGAAAAAGAGCAGAGGAATATAAAGGATAATCAAAAAGTACCAGGACCTACCTGTTAGCACAACACGGGAAATTTGTAAACCTGTCAATATTTTGACAGGTTTTTTTGTTTTCACTTTACTTTATTTTTTTATAGAAATATATTTTTTAAAAATTTCAAATAATGAGTGAAAAAAATAGAATAAAGATTCTTATGGCTCCGTCAGACAATCAAGGTGTAGGCCATTTTAGAAATATTTGGCCAGCGCAAGCACTTTCTAAGTATCATGGAGACGAGTTTGATGTGGAAATAAATCTTCAACCAAATGTAGATAATATTGAGTACTTAAAACAATTTGATATTATTCATTTTCATCGTCATTTTGGTCCTCATGAAAAAATGGATGAAGTATTTGCGACACTAAGAGCTGCAGGAGTTACTCTTATTATGGACATTGATGATTTTTGGGAGCCACCAACAACACACCCTTTGTTTGAAATCGTTCGAAAAGAAGGTTTGACAGAAAAAATAAAAGAAGTCGTTAAGAAAGCAGATTACGTAACAACAACAACAAATATTTTTGCTAAACACGTTGAGAAATTGAATCCTAATGTTTTGGTAATTCCAAATGCATTAAATATGGATGATAAAATGTGGAAATCAGAGGTAATGCCTAATGAGACTGATAAATGTAGAATTTCTTGGATTGGGGGGTCTTCTCATTTTCATGACTTAAAATCTTTACTCAAACAAAGAGCTTGAAGATAAGTTTCAATTTGTAATGTGTGGATTTGATACTAGAGGTACAATTACAGAAATCAGACCAGATGGTTCGAAAAACACAAGACACATTCAGCCTCATGAAACTATTTGGATGAAGTTTGAAGAGATATTTACAGCAAACTACAAAGAAACAAGTAAAGATCCAGAATATTTCAAATGGTTGAGTAAAATTAAAAGAGAAGACTATCCTAATCAATACACAAAAAACTATGTTAGGAGATGGACTCTACCTTTAACTCAATACGGAAAGCATTATGATTATTGTGATGTTTGTTTAGCTCCTATTGACGGAATAGATAGATATAGAACAGAAAAAGGTCAAGTAATAAATAGAGTAAATTACTTCAACGAAGTTAAATCAGAATTAAAAATTATCGAAGCTGGTATGAAAAAGAAAGCTTTGATTGCTCAAGATTTTGGAATTTATAAAGAATTATTAAAGGACGGAGAAACAGGAATCCTAATTAAGGACAACAAAGATGGTTGGTATAAAGCTATGAAAAAAGTTATTCAAGATCCTGAATATAGACAAATGTTGGCTGATAATCTACATAACTTTGTTAAAGATAAGTATGATTTAAAAAATGTAACAGCTCAACGTGCTGAAATTTACAAAGCCCTAATTAAAGAAAAAACGGCTAAAAAAGCAGAATTGACTGCTTAATCATATTTATCCATTAGTGGATGAATTAGCAAATAAGCTAAATAGGAGACAAAACTTCCAATAAACCCATAAAGTAAAAAATCTACTTTATGGGTTTGTAGTATATAAACCAAAATTCCAGACCACATTCCAAAACACATTGGACAATTTAGAAGATATTCTAATTTGTTATGTATTTTACCTGCACCTTTTCTTATTGGTTCAAATAACTTAGATTGGGTTACAATTATTGTAAAACCAATCGTAGAAAGAATAAACTCTAGAAACGTCAGCATCCGCTTTTACATCTTCTAGGAAGTCTATGCATTCTTTTTGGTGTTGTGATAAACTCTCTCATTTTATTTGTTTTTCTTATAAATAAAAATTTTTTTTTTAAAAAGATTAGTTTCAAAAAAAGGATTTATATTTATTAATAAAAATAAACATTAAACAATTAAACACATAAAAAAATGGTAATTCTTGTAAACTTCTCAAACAACCCTTTTAAAATTCAATACAGAGATGGGTCTCAGGCTTTTGTAAAGGCGATTCCTAGCAATAAAATTGTTGCTATGAAAGGCTTAAGAGTTTCTGAACAAATTACAAATCGTGCGGAACTTGCAAGACAAGGAGTTACGATTTATGATTATGAAAGAGGAACTTATTATCACAATAATGGCGCTTCTTATAGCAATTTGCCTTTTATATTTGTAGGTAACAATGTGAAGCAGTCTACTATTTCTCAAGTTGATTTAGGCTATACAGGAACTACAACTGTTTCGGGTGCTACATTTAGCAAAGGTAATGTTTCTACTCCTACTAACTACACATTTACACTAACAGCTAACACAAATGGTACTCAGGGATTGATTACTGCTACAACAGTTGGAAACAATGTTTTCGTTGCATTTAAAGCTCCTACTACATCTGCTCAATTTGTTACAGGTCTTACAGCTAACGCTGGATACACTGCTCTTGGAATTACAACAACAGGCGGTAACTCTACAGCTCTTAGTGCGTCTTCATTTACATTGTCAGCAACTACGAACCCTCCTTTAGTTAATTACTATACCTATCTTCAAAGATTAGTGTAAATAATATAACTATAAAATACAAAAGGAGGCTAATTTAGCCTCCTTTTTTTTTGCCACTATTTGTTGTTTGTTAAATTGTAATAGTCTCTATTTTATCCTCAACCTTGAATTTTACATCTTGAGAATCTAAATTCAAAGTCATTTCGTTTTGACTTCTATCGGCAAATTCTGTAAACCAACTTTTTCCAACAATTGTTAAAAATTTTGCTTTAGAAATTTCAGACATTAATCTATTTTTTTCTGTTCTGAAAAATTTAGATTTTTGATATAACCAATCTTCTAACATTTTGTCTTGATTGGTCACTTCTTTAATTAATCCTGTAAATTGATTAACTTCTTTAATAGCATTTTCAACAAGAGCTTCTTTAGGAGTAAGAGATTCACTTGCGTTAATTTTTCTCTCCGCAGATTCTATCTCTTTCTTTCCAGGTGTTGTGCTCATTTTATCAATTTTCACTTCAAGAACGTTAACATCAATTTGCTCACCCTGCTTTTCAACAGTTTTTGGCGGATTAAATCCGTAATCTTTTAATCCAAATGTAGCTAACCACTCAGTAGCCTCTTTTCCAAATTGTTCTACAAAACCTTTGCTTGTATTTTGGAACTTAAGCTTTTTATAGTAATTATAAACAGCGTTTGAAGATTTTAATTTCAATAATTCCCATTCGTTTGTGAACAATTCTTTTGCTGATAATGTACTAACCATTTTTCTGTTTATAACAGGAAGTTTAGAAAAATCTAAAACATAAATTTTATTTTCTTCATAAAACTCACCATCTAATAAACCATTCGCCTGAAGTTTGTCAAATGTTTCTCTACCCAAAGAAACTGGTAATGTATAATTATAGACAATACCATCTTTAATTAAAGTGTAGTTTCTGAATTGGTTTGTAGGGAATTGAACTGGAAGACCGAATTGGTTTTCAGGCAATTCAACATGACCTTTATAATTAACTTGAACAGATAGATTGGCTCTAGTTTCGTTCCAAACAAGATCATAAAAAGGGAACGCCTGTAATGTTCCAAAGTAATGAAACTTTAATTGAGTTGGCTGATTTTTCTTAATCTCTTCAAGAAGTTGTTGAGCTTCGTCTAGTTTTTTGCTATCCAATAAATCATCAATTTTTTGTCTATCTTCTTCAGATAAATCAGTCATCTTAGCAATAGTCTTGCTTCCAATTCTTTTGTAGTTGAAGGCCTCGTGCTGTGGATACCAATAATTTCCATCTTGAGTCATCAAGTCTTGCATCATATCTAAAACACAATAAGCATCTTCTGCAGGTTCTAGATTTGGATTGTACCCATCAATATATCTTTTAGAAGAATCATTAACAGCATCCAAGAATTTTGCTTCCAACTCATTAATTTTTTGAGTCCCAAAAGTATTTGCTTTTTCTGTAATGAAATAAGCATCACCTAAAGCTTTTAGGATTTCAGATACCATTCCATAGTCAGATTTTCTACTGAAAGCAAATAATGAAGCATACATTCCTTGAATCATTTCAGACTCAATTCTATTGTTAAAATATTCTTTTATATATTCCAAGTTGTGAACGTTGTAATTTCCTGTTTCAACAACAGAAGAATCTGTAAAGTAGAAAATGTTTGTGTCCCCATTTACATTGATTAGGATTTCGTTGTTTTCATTTGTTTTATACATAACAACATCACCATCAACAACATTGAAAACCATGTCAAACTTTGGAGCATTAGCCAATTCGATGTAAGTTCTTTTTCCTCTATTGTCAGAAGTAAATTGTTTCGTCAAATATGGTTCATAATCTTGGAAGTTTTGACTAAAAGTGTGAACTCCACCAATTTCTTGAGCCATTTGAGAAAGCAACTCTCTATTACAATACCAACCATATTCTACAATAGTTGCACTATTTAGATAATCAGTTAACTCAGTGGTAGCTTTCAAAATTTCTTTTGTAGAAAATTGATTATCATAACCATCAGTTAAGAAAAACATAGAGTGAAGCATATTAGAATTATTGCTTCTAACTCTTTCAATAACGGCTTTTACTTCTTCTAAAGGCTGTTTGAATGCTGTTAGCCCTTGAGGAGTTAAATACTTATTAATAGTCTCTCTAACCTTCTCTAGTGCGATATTGCTGTGCACAGTGTAGTCTTCTAAAATAACTCCATATTGATTTCTTCCAGAGAACCAAATAATAGTTACAGAATCAGATGGTTTTAAAATTGTAGAAATTTTGTTAAACAAATCCTTTCTAATAGTAGAAAGTTCACCTGACATAGATCCAGAGCAGTCTATAACAAAGATATGTTGTGTAGATAAATCAACAACTTGTTCTTTTTGTTGTTCAGGTCTAACAACTTGTTGTGCTAAATACAAGTTGTCTTTAATTTTTAAATATTTAATCATATAATTTGGATTATTTTTACCTTTGCAAATATATTATAAAAAAATAAACATAATTACATTTTTTTAAATTATTTATAGATAAAAAAAAGATGGCACAAAATATATCTTTCAACTTCGGAGCAATAAGAGATACGGTTACTAGATTATCAGCAGCAGAACTAGTAAGAGAACAAAAAAGCATTACTCTTGAAAAATTCCTAAAAGAAATCAAACAAAGTCCTGTTCTAACAAAACAACAATTTGTTTTTAAAAACATTGAGAATGCTAAACCTTTTACCAAAGAAAGATTGGCGGAAAGATTTATTGCTCAAAATATGCAATTGTTTAAAAACGAAAAATGGAATAACATTACATCAGAAAATAAAAGAGTTAGAAAAGAACTTTTAGATGATATGCATATAGAGTCTAGAGTAGACAATAAATTAGCTGAAAGTATAAACACTTTGATTGAGTTTAATTCAAACGCAGTTCACTCAAATTTAGGAAAAGAAATAGAAAGAGAAGTTGAGGCATATGATTATGTTGTAAAATATCTTACTAGAACAGTTAATGAATCTGAATACTCAAAAGAAAAAGAAGATAATCCTAAACTAAATGAGTCTTGGAAATTTATTACAAAAGTTGCTGTAAATAATTTTAATGATAGATATGAGCATTTAAATGAAGAAGAAAAGAAAGTTTTCTCCGTATTAGTTTCTGATGAAAAAACAAAAATTTCTTATTTGAATGAGGTTAAACAACAAAACCTTAAAATGATTTCTCAAATTTTAGAAACAAAATCTGATTTAGATTCTGATTCAAAAGAATTGTTGGAAAATTTTAAAAATAAATTGATGAATATGCAAAATGTTAATTTTGTGAATATTGACGAGTATATTTTATCTAATTTAGAATTGCAATCTTATATCAACGAATAAAACTAAAACACAATAATTAAAGTCCTCTCTTTTAAGTGAGGACTTTTTTTTTGGAATAAAACTATTTTTTTATTATATTTTTTCATCATAATTTTTAAATTACATGATTGAAAGTAAAAGAACCGCAAGGGAAATAAAAGTAGATACAGATAAGTTATCTAGCAAAAATATAAACATAAAAATTGGAACTGTCGAAAACAGGGAAGCTCCAGAAACAATTTATATATTTGCTAGTTTTTGGTTAGAACCTACTAAAGAAAATGAAAACAAGGATCAGAAGGATTTAAAAGAAATTCTTGAAAGAGATCTTCATAAGATATATTCAAATAATTTATCTAAAGAGTTAAAATCAAATAAGTATTTTCCATTAGAAAATGAAAATATATTCATAAAAAACATTCCTGAAAATTTAAATTACAACGGAAAAAGAAATTATGTTTCTATAGAGTTATATCTTCATACTTTAAATATAAATTCAGAAGAAAAATTACCATTGAGCTATAAAAAGAATACAGAATTATTTGATGAATGTATTAGACTTAGTGATATTATAAGCAAATCTGATATTTTCTCAAATTCCAAAAACTTTATTGTATATAGCAAGTCTAATTGATTTTTTCTTCTATTTATAAGAAAAAAAGTATGGCTTCCAATAAAATGACAAAGCAGAGTCTTGTTAATTACATACAAGAGCAAGTCGAAAATCTTTATAAATTACAAGTTCTAAAAGAACAAAGAAAAGAAATAAATAAAGATTTAAAAATCTTAAAAGAAGTAAGTGATTCAGGTAATCACAGATTAAGATGGATGGTAAGAGATTCTTCTGAAAATATTTCCGATAATGAATTAGATGAACTAGAAAGAAGTTTGCCAATTGATGAATTTTTGGATAATGAGATGTATGAATACAATGGTAATTTTATTATAACAAAAAGTGAAGATAAAATTAATGATGAAGTAAGTCATATGTGTTGTGGAATTGTTTCACAAAAAGTTGATTTGTCGAATGGCGAAAAATTATATTTTGCTTTTGATTATGGTCATTAATTAATTCACAAAAACTAACAACTAAAAAAATATGGCTTCTAATAAATTAACAAAACAAAATCTTGTTTCTTATATCCAAGAGCAAGTAACAAATCTTTATAAGTTACAAACTTTAAAAGAAGAAAAGGAAAAAATAAATAAAGATTTAAAAATTCTAGAAGAGGGTAAAAAGAAGAAAAGTGAGTATTCTGAAAAAGCTAAAGAAGTTATTTCCGCAAAGCTAAGTAAAATGGCTGACGAAAAAATGCCTCAAGACCAAAAGGTGGCCATTGCTATTAATACAGCTAAAAGAAAAGGTTTAAAAGTTCCTGATAAACCTAAGAAAAAAAAGATAAACGAAAGTGTTGAAGTTGACAGAGATACTTTGATGACTATGCTCAAAGAAAAATACCCTAAAGCTTGGTTTAAACCAGGTGAAGATTTCGGTTCTGATTATAGTGAAGATACAATTTGGACTGGTGAAGGAAGTTATTCAAACGATAGAATGAAATTGTTTGACCCATACACAGATGATTATGAAAATTATGAATTAGAAGTATATAAACCTTTTAATGATTTCATTAAATCTATGGGTTATTATGTAGAATCATATGACGCTGGAACATTTTTTATTTTACCAGGATAATTAATTTAAATATTTTATATAAAACCTCCAATTTTTTGGGGGTTTTTTTATTTAGTGAGAAAAAATAAAAAAACTAAATATTTATTAATAAATCTAATTTTTTAAGAAATGATTAATAGCGGTAAATGCATCATTACAGAATTTTATGAGTTTAAGGCTAGTCCTGAATTAATAAAAGAATCTGAAGAGAAGAATAAACCTTTGGTTATGACAGGTATTCTTCAGAAGGCTGACACATTAAATAGAAATGGTAGAGTTTATCCATATGATATTCTTAAAAGAGAGGTTGATAAATATATGGAGCTTGTAGAAAGTGGAACTGCTGGTGGTGAATTAGATCACCCTGATTCTGCAGTTGTTTCTCTTGCAAATGTATCTCATAGAGTTACAGATATGTGGTGGCAAGGAAAAGACTTGTATGGTAAAGTCTTGATTGCTGAAGAAACAAAAGCTGGTAGCACTTTAAAAGGTTTATTAAAAGCAGGATTTATGCTAGGAATTTCTTCTAGAGGAGTAGGTTCTGTAAAAAATGTAAGCGGAAAAGATTTAGTGCAAGAAGATTTTGAATTGATTGCATTCGATTTTGTTTCTTCTCCGTCAACTCCTGGAGCTTATCTTTTTAAAGAAGGTAGGGATATGGCGAGAAAAGGAATGATTCCTTTAAAAGAAGAAAGTGGTAAAGTATTAAAATTAGACAACGAAAATCTTAAAGAGCAGTACGATTATTATACAAAATTGCACAAGCTTGCTAATTCAGATTTTTGGAAAAATATTTAATAATTCGGTTTTTAGAAATTTTCAAATATTTATTAATAAATCTTTTCATACGATATGAGCAATAATGTTAGAAAGTCATCGCTAGAACAAGCCAAAGCTGATTTTGAAGAAATCAGAAGATTTGCTCAGCAACAGATAGAATCTAAACTTCAAGAAGAAGTTGATAAAAAAATCTTAGAAGTTATTAACGAAGAAATTAATATTTCTGTTGATGAAGACGGAAATGTTGAAGTTGAAAAAGACGGAGAAGAAGTTTTTACTACTAGTACTTCTTCAGAACATGATGAAGAAACAGATGTTGATCCAGAAGATGAATTTATAGAAGTTTCTGATGATGAAGAAGAAATTGAAGTATCCGATGAAGAACAAAAAAATGAAAATATGTTAGAAATGAATAGAATGACTAATGAGGCTGAAGCTGCTCCTGCGGCTGCTCCTGCTCCTGCAGCGCCTGCTGCTGAACCAACTGCTGCTCCTATGCCAGAAGCTCCTATGCCAGAAGCTCCTGTAGCTGAAGAACCTGTAGCTGAAGAACCTGTAGCTGAAGAAGGTGGAGATAAATTAGAGCAAGATATTGAAGAATTAGTTTCTAAAATGGATACATTAATAAATGTATTAATGCAACAACAAGGTGTTTCTGCAGACCAACAAGCTGGAGAGCAAGAATTTGAAGTTGTTGATGATGAAGCTGAAGTTGCTCCTGCAGCTGAAGCGCCTGCTGCTCCTGCAGCAACAGTTCAAGAAGATATGACATTTGAAATTGAAGAATTTGAAGAAGGTAATGATCTTTTAGAAATTATTGACGAATTGGAAGGTGGTGAAGATGTAGACTACACAATGGGTAATGAAAATGACCCAAATCAATTGCCAAACCCTCCAAAGGAAATAATAATAAATTTGGATGAAGATAATACAGAGACTATTGAAATAGTTGACGAAGATGAAATGCCTCAAGAAGGTTGGGGAATGGAAGAAGTGCAAGGTGTTGGACACAATCTTAGACATTCTAATACACTAGGTAAACAACCAAGACAAGGTGTTGAACACAGACATGAATTAAACGAAAGTAAAAAAATAAAAGCTCAATATGAGTCTAAAATAGGCGAGCTCACACAGGAAAACAAAGGTTTACAAACTGAATTGAAGTCTCTAAAACTTGAAAGAAAAGAGTTTGAGGATGCTTTTATTCAACTAAGAGAACAATTTGACGAAATGCAAACTTTCAACGGAAAGCTAGCGCTTGTAAACAAGTTGTTAATGAATGGTGGATTATCATTTGATCAAAAACTTACTGTTTGCGAACAATTTGATGGTGCTGATACGATAGAGGAAGCAGAAAAAATTTACAAAAGTATTATTAAAGAAAATAATATTAAAGTAGGTGATGCTTCTAATAAAATTAAAGCTTCTACTACTCATACAGCTAAAGTAAGTACAGAATCAAAACCTCTGTATGAAAGCGAAGAGGCAAGAAGAATGAAACAGCTTGCAGGGATGACAAAGCGTCTCGAAGACTAAAAAAATTCGCAAAAACCTGGAAAACAGAAAATTTGTGAATAATTATTAAAACAATTTAAAAAAACCTTAAAAACAAAAAAAAATGAGCGAACTTTTAAACAGCGGTAAGGTAGGTCTAACAGTATTTAGAAACCTTGCTGAACAAAGACAAGCCATCGTAAGAAACTGGGATGATTCAGGTCTTCTTGAGGGTCTTCGTGGTATGAAAAAAGCAAACACTGCGCAATTGATGGAGAATCAAGCACAAGCAATGTTGAACGAGGTAACTCTTGATTCATCTGCTGGTAGATTCGATACAGTTGCTTTCCCTATCGTAAGAAGAGTGTTCTCTAGATTGTTAGCTAACGAGATTGTATCTGTACAACCTCTTGCTTTACCTTCTGGTTTACTTTTCTACATGGATGCTAGAGTATCTTTCAACGGAACTGATACAACATTAAACAATCCAGTTTACCCTAACTTCCCTGATAACTCAGGTGCTGGTTCTTATAGCAAAGTAGCTCCTGCTAATACTGCTAACGGACAAGCTGGTCCTGATTTCGCAGATACATCTGCATATGAGAGATTCTACAACAACAGAGGTTTTGACCTTTCTTTCGGAACAGGTTACACTGTAGCTGGTACTTATGTTACTACGTTGTCAGCAAACTCTTTCTCAAATGGTATCTACGCTGGATCATTTGCTTTAGGAAATGGATGGGATATTTCAACTTCTCAATCTTCTGCATCTTTAAGATTCTCTGCTGCAACTAACCTTTACTATTCAGGTGCAAACGGAAACACTCTTATTGTTGCTGCTGGTGGAAGAATTCCTTTCTACTCTCAAATTCAAACTTACGCAAGTGACTTGTTTGCAAACGGAAACGCTAGAGTTGTTCTTGATTTGAGACCAGCTGGTGTTTACGGAACAGACTTCAACACTGCAATGGTGAATGACGGAGCTGGAAAATTTGGTGCATTGTGCCCAGTTTTATTCTCTCCTGCATACGAAGTATACACAAACCTTGAGGCTAAGTCTGAAATGGGTGAGATCACTATTAGATTCTCTTCTGTTACAGTTAACACTGAAACAAGAAAATTGAGAGCACACTGGACTCCAGAATTAGCTCAAGATCTTGAAGCATACCACTCAATTGACGCTGAGGCTGAGTTGACAGCTCTTCTTTCTGAGCACATCGCTGCAGAGATTGATAGAGAAATCATCATCGACCTTATCAATGAGGCTCCATTCAGAGCAAGATGGGATTACAAAGGTCTTTCTAACAACGCTAACTTCTTCGGAACTCAAAAAGACTGGAACCAAACTCTTATCACAAGAGTAAACGAACTTTCAGCTCAAATCCACAAATCAACTCTTAGAGGTGGTGCTAACTGGATCGTATGTTCTGCTGAGGCTGGTGCTATCTTTGATGATCTTGAGTACTTCCACGTTGATGGTTCAGCTCAACCAGAGTCTGAAAAATACAACTTGGGTGTTGAGAAAATTGGTAATCTTGGTTCAAGATATGTAGTTTACAAAGATCCTTATCTACCTGCTCCAATTGTATTGTTGGGTCACAAAGGTAATACTTTCTTGGAAGCTGGTTATATCTACGCACCATACATTCCTCTTCAGTTGACTCAAACTATTTACGATCCTAACGATTTCACACCTAGAAAAGGTATCATGACTCGTTACGCTAAGAAAATGGTTAACAACAGATTCTACGGAGTTATCTACATCGACAACATCAACACTTACTAATAAGTAAGTTGAGAAACGATAAAAAAGAAGGAGGTCACGGGATGTGGCCTCTTTTTTTTATTATATATTTTAGAAAAATGACTTTTTCCTCTCTATTTATAAGGAGAATGTGTTGTTATGAATCTTAGAAAGTTAATAAGAGAAAATATAGAAAATATTACAGGGACGGATCAATTATTTCAAATTGATGGGTTTGATTTTGTAAACAAAAAAAATGATGCAAATAATAATGTTATTTGGAAGTACTCAAAATCAATAAAAAGCGGAACTAGTAATAGAAAAGATAATGATTATATTTTCAATGTTTTTATAGCAAAAACATTGAGTGGTAATTGGTATTATAAGTTTTTTGTTTATTGGAAAACACATACAAATGATTTTACTAGTGGAAAAGGTAAAGATTTTGACTTGCAATTTGGTCCTTTTGAATCTATAGAAGCTATGGAAAAAGATTTATACTATAACTTAAATCATAATACGCTATTTTCTTTCAATAATTACAAGGATAATAATAAAATTCAACTAGATAATGAAATATTTGAGATGGTTGAAAAAATAAAAAAGATTTATGATAAATTAAATTCTTGTATGGATCCTTATTTTGATGATTTGAAGAAAGAATTGCCAAATCTTTTTAAGGAAAAGTCAGAGGCTCAGTTATATATAGATGATTCATATCCAGATGAAGATGATAAACAACAATTATTATTGATACTGAGCAAGATAGGCTCACTAGATAATTTGAAAGAAATAGAGTCAATCAAATCAATATTTTAAACTATTTATAATAAAAAAATATGGCAACTTTTAATGCAAATTATGGTATAGTAAATCTTACATCTGGAACATATAATGTTGATACATTAGGTGATGGTCTTACTGCTACGACAGTTCATCAAATTTATTGTCTAACAAACGGTTCAATCACAATAACAGCTAGAGGTGGAGGAAAAGCAACAGTAAGTATGACTTCAGGGCAAACTTTAGATTGTATGGTTCAGCAAGTTATAGTTAATTCTGGTACTTATATGGGCTTTAGATCAAAATTAGATAGTAGAGGTCCTTTATTTGGTTAATAATTATTTTTTATGGGAGTATTTTGTGCAGATGGCTGCTTAGATGGAATGCCTGAGGCAGACAGAGCTAAGCTTATTAGAAGAATAAGACGTTTTCTTGGTGAGCCTGTTATGGGTGTCGAGCTCGACGACGAACAAGTCGAGGAAGCTATTTGTATGGCTATAGAAGAATATTCTACATTTATAAATAACTGGGTGATAAACAATAGGTTAGGCGAGATGTTAGGTTTGCCTTCTGAATATGATTTTACCCTAAAATATGTTTCAAATAGTTTATATTTCGAAAAATCATTTGCAACTTCTTACGGAGAACAAGTAGGTTTGGGTGCTGATAGTGTAAGAGAATCTAAAATGGGCTCAATTGTTCTTACAGCTGGAACTCAAGACTATACAATTCCATCAGGAAGAGAAGTGAATGAAGTTCTTTGGTTTACTCCTAGTTTTGTAAACTTATTTGGTTTAGATCCGTTTGCAAATACAAATATTGCATTTACAGAATTCGGCGCTTCTTTTGCGGGATATACTTTATATCACGTAATGCCAGTTTTTGACACACTTTTAACTGCGCAAGCGGCTGAATTAAGAAACAGAGTAAGAGGTTCTGAATATTCATACATACTTAAACCAGGTGCAAATGGTACAAAAACACTAAGATTATTGCCTATTCCTTATCCTACAAATCCAACATCTGGAGCAAATTTAGGTATTGGTGGTGGTTTTGGAACTCCTGGTACTGTTTTTTACTACTACTATGATAAAGAAAATTATTATGGAAACCCATTATATAGTGGAAATACTGCAAATCCAGGATTTAGTGGATACTCAGGTAGTATGTCAGGCCATCAGGGTAACGGATTGGTTTCTTCGCCTGCTGATGTCCAATTAAACTTTATAACTTGGGATCAACTTAACTCTGTGGCTCAAAGATGGGTTAAGAGATATGCTCTTGCTTTATGTAAAGAAATACTAGGTTTAGGTATTAGAGGAAAGTTTAATGGTCAATTACCTATACCTGGAGCTGAATTAACGCTAAATAAGGACGATTTGATTAATACAGGTAGAGATGATCAATCAAAGCTAATAGAAGAGCTTACTGCTCAATTGGCTGAGTTATCTTATGAAAAGATTTTAGAGAAGAGAGCTATGATGCAAGAATCAATTAATAAAACTTTAGGTTTTGGACCTATGGGGATATCAATATTTTAATTTTAGATGTCAGATTTAACAGAAATAGGTAAAAATCCTGAGAATTTTAATTCTCATGAAGCGATTCCAAAAGGAATCAAACTTTTTTTTGGCGAAAAAGAAAGAAATTTCTTTTCTGCTGCTGGTAGAGAAATTACTGAAAGTGTTCTTCAAGAAAGCTTTTTATTATATAGAATAGACCTTCAAAAAACAAAGACACATAAATTATATGGCGAGTCAAAAAGAAAAGTTTGGCTTCCTGAAATTCAAATATTTGGAAGAATAAACGTTGAGACTCAGGACCCTACATATCAAGTGGCTGGTGGTATCGAGAAGAAAGGACTAGGAAATTTAACTGCGCATATCTATATAGACCAATTAGACGAATTAGGATTGATAACAAGACAAGAAGGTACAAACGTTATTGTTTCTGGTATTAAAATGGGTCACTTTATTGGTTACAAAGGACAATTTTATAAGATTGTTGATGATGGTTATTCTCAAATTTCAAATGAATTCTCTTGGGCTGGTGACAGAAGATTTTTCGTCACTATAAAAGCTGTTGAGATTGATGAGGATATTTTCCAGGGAAGATGATACTTCTTTAAAAAAAACACCTTACTAATAGTAATATACTTTACTAGAAGTGGGTATTTTACTACCAGATTTTTAGGGAAAAAATTCAAAAACTTGAACGCCCCCCTTACCCCCCAAGACTTTTAAAATCCTGTCTGCTACTACAGATTTGTTGAATAAACAACAAAGAGATAAGAGAGAGTTGTTTTTAAATTTTTCACCTGATGAAACTACCATCTTTCCAGTGCAAAACCTTCATATCCGAAATCAACGCCCCTAAGAAAAACGGGATATGAAGTAAAAAATCCTTGGCAAATATAAAACAAAGAATTCTTTATTACAAGTTTTTTAAGACTATTTATTTAAAATAACTTGTGAAAGTATGTCAATCCTAGATAACGTAGGGAAAAATTTGGATAAAGATTTTGAAAATCACAATTATCTTCCCCAGGGAATTTTTTTAGAAGATATTGATCTAGCGATAGTAGATTATATAAAAAACCTTAATTTAACTGTTGAAGATGAAACAGGTAATCAAAAAACCGTTCCTGTAATATTTTTAGCTCAAGAATTGTGGGCTGAAAGAAAAATGAATTGGAAAGATTTTAGATTTGAGTACGGAGAAGAGCTATCTAGACCATTTATTGCAATTGCAAGAAAGACTGTAAAACCTGGAACTTCACCCTTAAAAAGAACAATTCCAGTAAAAAAACAATTTAAATTTGTTAAAGTTCCAACATTTGATGGAACTCTTAAAGGTTATTATCTATATAAAATCCCACAACCAACTTGGGTTGATGTAGAATATGATATGATTTTAGCTGCGTATTACATGGTAGATGTAAATGCTTATTATGAAAAAGTTTTAAGAGACGGATATTCAAATGGGCAGGGGTATTTAAACATAAATGGTCACCATATAGCTTCAAAAATATCAGATCCATCACAAACTTTACAAGAAGAATTAGCCTCTGAAAAGTTATATCAAGTAACAATTCCAATAACTGTTCATGGAAAACTTTTAGATCCATCAACATTTGAGAGAGTTAATACAATTAATAAGGTTTCAATTAAAATTTCTGAACAGAAAAGTAGGAAATGATATTTTTTTTAATATTTATAAATAAAACTTGAAATAGATGAAAGTAAGGAATAGAAGAAATGGTACAAACACAATAGCTTACAAGCTTGCGGGTGTTGCCAAATCTGAAATAATTCCTGCAGGTTCAGTGGTTAATTTGACTGATTTGACTGATTTTAATCAGATTGTAAATAAACAAGATTTTAAAAGAGGATGGTTTGAATTGGTTGAGGAAAGTAAAAGTGAAAAAATAGTTTTTAATAGTGCATTAGAAAAAGCAAAAAAAGAAGCTGAAAGTTATTCGGCAGAAGAAACAAAAAAAGTAAAAACAAAAAATAAATAATAAATAGAAATATGGCTACAATATTCGTTTCACCAGGTGTATACACAAAAGAACAAGACTTTTCAGTTTTTGCATCTAGAATTGGTATCACTAGATTAGGATTGGTTGGTAAAACCCTAAAAGGACCTGCATTTGAAAGCGTAAAAGTTACAAGTACAGATGAGTTCCTGTTAAGATTTGGGGGTACTAATGTAAAATATCCTATGCCTTATGTTGCTAATTCTTTCTTGTCACAATCAAATGAATTGAATGTGGTAAGAATTTTGGGTACTACTGGTTTTCAAAACTCACCTGCTTGGATTATTGCTGCAGACATGTCTACTGAATACGAAGGATCTACTACTGCAACTGGTATTACTTTCAGTATTAATTCACTTGCTTCGCCAACAACTTACACCGTTGTTCTTTCAGGAGCAGCTGGTACAGCTGGTACAATTACAGCTACAACAGTAGGTAATGATACTTATGTTGGTTTTTCAAACACAGGAAATACTAGTTCTTATCAGTTATTAACTGGTCTTACTGCTTCTGCTGGATTTACTGCATTAGGAATTAGTGCAACTGGAGGAAACACTGGATTAATCAATGCATCTACAGTTACACTTGCTGCTACAAACGTAGAGGTAAGAGGGTCTAAGTCAGGGTCAACATTAGCAATAATTAGAAGTAAAAGAAATCAAATTTCAGGAGGTTTTTACTATAATTCTGAAGATGAAATTACAATTGGAAATCAAACTTCTGCTTTAGCACCATTCACACTATCGGCTTCAACTGGACCATTAACTGCGGCTACAAATAGCGGATACACAATTTCTCTAGATGAGACACGTGATGATTATATCGTTAAAATATTAGGAAAAAGCCCTGAAGTAACAAGCGGAAATCCTAATTTCTATGTTGAAAGAATTTATCCTCACTTTGTAAGAGAAGCTGCAGCTAGACAAGAAATTACAGGAATTAACCCTGAAATTATTTATTCTACAGAAGCTGCTTACGAAGATTTTGAAGATTCTTACACGAATGCAATTACTCCTTGGATTGTTTCTAGAGTAATCGGTTCTAATGTAAGAAGATTGTTTAGAGTTCAAACAATTTCTGATGGTGACGCATCTTCAAATGAAGTAAAAATATCTATTGCAAATATTGATATTGTAAACTACACATTTGATTTAATTGTTAGAAATTACTTTGATACTGATGCAACAGCTTCTTCAACAGCATTGGAAAGATGGTCAAACGTATCATTGAATCCTGATCAACCTAACTATATTGCGAAAATAATCGGTACAACTGATGAGTCTTACCCAAGAAGATCAATGTTTATTACAATTGACATGGAAGAAAATCACCCTGTAAATACCGTACCTGCAGGATTCGAAGGTTATTCATTGAGAGACTCAGGAATTAGCGGTATCACTTCAACAGACGTTTACTACAAAACTGAATATTTCTCTGGAGATTCTAAATTCAAAACTTACCTTGGTCTTTCTGAGCTTGGATACACAAGTTTAACTCAAAGCCAAATATCTGTAAGAAATTCAGTTAAATCTTTAGAATTTGATTTGTTTGCATACGATGGAGGAGTTGCTTCTGGAATGACTTCAATTAAAGGTTTCCACATGGAAAATACAGCCGATGCTACATCTTTCGTTAGTGGTAATAAAAATAGCTTAACAGCATATACAAATGCGGCTGGAACTTTAATTGACAAAGCGCTTCTTAAATTTACTGTTGCACCTGCTGGAGGTTTTGATGGATGGGATAAATACAAACAATACGAGAATTTATACGAAGAATTTACAGATGCTTATTTAGATAATGTAAATGCTTTCAAAGCAGGTATTGATTTGATGGCTAGTCCTGAAGAAGTAGATATCAACTTGTTCGCAACACCTGGTATTGACTTTTCAAATAATGATTCAATCATCAACTATGCTCTTGAGATTATAGAAGATAGAGCGGATACATTATATATCATTGATGCGCCAAGATTAACAGTTGGTACTGAAAAAGGTACTGCAGATGAGGTTGTTTCTATCCTTGAGTCTACAGGAATCGATTCAAACTACGCTACAACTTATTGGCCATGGGTTCAATTACAAGATCCAACAAGTGGAAAATATACATACCAACCTCCTACATTCATGGTAGTTAGAAGTATGGCTTACACAGATAATGTTGCAGCTCCTTGGATTGCACCTGCAGGTGAACTTAGAGGTCTTGCGCCAGCAAATGTTGTAAGAGCTGATGTTAAGCTTAAGAAAACAGATAGAGATACATTGTATCAAGGTAGAGTAAACCCAATCGCAACTTCAATTCAAGTTGGTGTTAAAATTGATGGTCAAAAAACTCTTCAAGTTAGACAATCTGCTCTTGATAGAATCAATGTTAGAAGATTGTTACTACAAGTTAGAAGATTGGTTGCGGCTGCATCTCAAACTTTAGTGTTCGAACAAAACGACCAAACATTGAGAGATCAATTCTTGGCAAGAGTAGAGCCTATCTTGTTGCAAATCCAAAATCAAAGAGGTTTGACTGCGTTCAAAGTGGTTATGGATGATACAAACAATACTAATGAAACAATTGATAGAAATACATTAGTAGGTAAGATTCAGCTTAAACCAACAAGAACAGCAGAATTCATAGACTTGACATTCCAAGTTCTTCCTACTGGAGCAAACTTCGAAGATTTTTAATCTTTGATTAGGTAAAAAAATAAGAAGGGAGTTGTGTATACGACTCCCTTTTCTGTTATTTTATAAATGCTATAAATATTGAGCTTTTTATTCAATACTTATTTTTAGTTTCTATTTATATAAAAGAAAAAATTAAATGTCAGGTAGCTATTTTCAACCCATAAAAAGAGAATTTTTAAACCTTTCTGGTGGCACGGTTACAGGGGATACAGTGTTCACCCAAGGACTTTATGCCAATAATTTATCTGGAGGCACTTTGTATTCTGGGTCTACAGATTTAGGAGACATTTTTTTAACATCAGCTCTACTATCTGCAACAACACTATCACAAGGTTCAAATGTATCACTGCAACAAACAGGATATGACTACCAAATATCAGTAGTAAATTCTCCTTCTTTTGAAAACATTAACTATTCAGGTATTTCTATAGGTGGTGATTCGATAGCAACAAACATATCAGCTACAACTGGGTTTTACTCAGCTGGGACTTCTTTAGAGTCTATAATATATAATATTGCCAACACCAGCGGTGGAAGCGCAAAAATACAACCTGGTTCTAATATTACAACTGGAGGTACTGAAAGCGAGCCAGTAATAAACTTAGTAAGCTCTCCATCTGTTAATAATATAACTTTTTCTGGAACAGCAATAGGTGGTAACTTGTCGGCAAATACTTTAAGCGCCGCAACTATATATTCAGGCTCTACAAATTTGTATAATATTTTTTCTGCAAATGATTACTACACAACTGGGTCAACATTTAACGCCCCAACAAAAGTAGCAACATTTAATAGAAATGATGGTGGAAGCTATACATTAAATCTTAGTGCTTTAACAACTGCTGATACTTACGCTACAGGGTTTACATATAATCCAAGCACAAATGTATTGACCATAAAACAAAACGAAGGTCAACCTGATTTAACTTCAACAATTAATAGTTTTTCTAGTATTACAATAACAGGTCTTACTGTTAATTCAGGAACGCAATTTAATGGAGATATAAATGTAGACGGAAATGTTCTTATAACAAAGAATGTTACTATACTAGGAACTGCTACAACTATAAACACCGAAACTCTAAGCATTGAGGATAATGTTATTACTATCAATAGTAATGCTACAGGAAATACTGCGCCACTTCCAATAAATAGCGGTATAGAAGTTTTGAGAAATTCTGGTACAACCGCAGCGTTAACTTGGCAAGAAACAGATGGGTATTGGGCTGCTGGCCTTACAGGTTCTACTGCTAGAATTATATTGCAAGGTGATGGTTTGAATTTGCTAAATTCAGGTCATACACATCCTATATCTCAAGTTGTAAACTTACAAAACTCTTTAGATACAAAATTCGATAAATCGGGCGGTACAATTAGTGGAGCTGTTTATGTTAACAATAGTTTATCAGCAAATACTTTATATTCAGGATCCACAAACTTGTACGATATATTCCTAACGGCCACAGAAGGAAATGATGTCACAAGAGTACAACCTGGAACAAATATTACAACAGGGGGAACTGAAAATAATCCGATTATAAATTTAGCTAGCTCTCCATTTGTTAATAATATAACTTTCTCTGGAACAGCAAG